TTGAAAAGTTTTCTAGAAGATAAACAAGATTTTCGTTTTCAATAGCACCGTAACCGGCGTAGTTTTTACCTACGAGATTAAGATCTGTGCTAGTATCTACGGTTCCGTCTTGTACGGTTACTAAAAAAGAACCGTTAAATTTGTTAATTGTATATGCCATTGGGCTGCTCCACCTTTATTCGTTATATTTATTAGAGTTTCATTATGTAAAACAATGCTACATAGGGCGGTAATGTTTGTACCACAATATCTCCGCTGTTTGCTGTTACTGTTATACTGTGATTGTGATTTCCGTCAGTGCTAAGGCTGTGATTGTGCGGAGCTCCTGTTGGCCCGCCACCTGCTGTATCAGTTCTGCTTGGAAACCCATAATATCCGTTGTCTCGATCTCCGTCACTAGCGTTTCCAGCGTAAAAGCTAGGATAGATGTATGTTCCATTTCTATCATATGCCGAGGCTGTACTGCCTCCAAGACCGTAGTCACCGACGATCGCGTAAACGTCTGTAAAGTTATGATAGTGTTCGGGCATCATAGCAGCACTTAGCGCAGTACTGCCAGTAGAACCACCGTGACTGTGAGCTCCTGCTGCCGATGTTGTACCTGTAAAAGTAAGATTTACATTGTTAGTTGATGATGTAGAACCACCTGTAGTACCCATTGTATAAGTGCTTCCTGCACCAACAACAAACTTGTTTCGTAAATCTGGGGTTCCGTTTGTACCATCGCACAAGCCCCATCCACTAGGTACGGCATTAGATGCTCCATACCATTGCATGATCATACCACGAACAAAAGCTGCTCCCCAAAATGGAGGATTTCCTGTACCTGCGGTCTGCAATACCTGACCCGGTTGTCCTGGCGGCAGCATCGTTGTGGTGCCTGGTCCAGACTGATATGGCAATGAACCGATTTGGCCGCTATCAAGATTCGTTGCGTTTATAGCGTGATCAGCTGTAGGAGCATTTCCTGTAATATCACCATGGAAAACTGTACCGTATACATCGGCAGTGTACAAGTCTCCAAACTTTTTATTAGGTGTTCCTAGCAACCAACCACCATCTGTATCAGGAATAATCGCAGGTAAAGATGCACCCCCTTCGGTAATAGTCACTGCACTAGGAGTTAATCTCAATGTAGGATAGCTGCCTGAAATCGTTATGTCTTGTATCGATAGATTAAACTCTGTGTTTGCTTTAATTTTACCAATAGATCCATCAACTAATAGGCTAAAGTTGGTTGTGCTGCCGTTACCTAGTTTAATGCCCCCAAATCCCTGAACTGACAACTCATTTAGATACCCAACCTTGGTAAGATTTGAGTTGATTATGCCTGTATTTAGATCAGTACCGATTAAATTTTCTGCATCAACAGTTACATCAATATTAGCTGAACCGTCAAAGAGGACTCCGTTTATAGTCCTCGCGGTTTGTAATCTAGTTGCAGTATAGCTATTACCAGTTAATACTGCACCTCTAAACTCATTGGCTGTAATGATATTAAAATCGCTGATGCCGGTTGATGTAACATCACCAGTGACGTTACCTGTTAAATCTGCTGTGATTCTGTTTGCAGAAAAGTTTCCTGCGGTATCACGTGCAACAACTTTGCCTATAACATTATTTGGACTAGCATCTACACCCCAGGTAATATCAGTACTACCATTAAAGTTGCTACCTGTAATATAACTACCTTTCTTTAGTATGCCAGGTGTTGATGCTGTAATAGTTATATCAGACTGCCCGTCAAAAAATACTCCGTTGATTTTTCTTGGTGTTTCTAATCTTGAAGCTCTGTCGGCAAGACCTACTATATCCCCTTTAAGTTTAACAAACTCTGCTAGATTGATACCTTTAATGAGATTGTTAAAACCTAAAATACCAACATCAGGTCTAATAGTAAAGGCCGCACCGGATACTATAGCAATAACTTCGCCCGCTATTAACAGCTCTATTACAGGATGAGGGTTATTATTAGAGTCAAATAATACTGTAGATATGGCTCTGGTCATTGCGCCAAAGCCTTCAACGTTTTCAGGACCTATTAATGCCCATTCATCGCCGTTGAATACATAAAGTTGATTGATAGGAGTCTTTAACCATAGAGCTCCTGGAGCTGGATTTTCTGGTTCTGTATCCTGCACTGACCCGCCAATAGGGTGCCATTCAGTACCATTGTACACATTCATGGTATTATTTGATGTATCAAACCATGTTTGTCCGCTAATAGGTCTCAGTGGCGGTTTATCATTGGCAAAGTTTTCTAACAGATATAAGAAGTTTTCATTCTGTTGTGTGCCATAGCCAATATAATTTTTACCTACTAGCCCAATGCTAGTAGTTGTATCTAACGTTCCATCTTGTAGAACAACAAGCTGCTGGCCGTTATATCTGTTAATAATGTAAGACATGTTCTATGCGCTCCGATCTCATTATGGTGGTAATACTGTGTCGCCTACAAACTGCCAGTTATTTGCGATAATCTGGAATATCTTAACGATACGTGTAACTGAAATTGTGCTAGGCGGAATGATTGCTGTGTTAATAGCAACGTTTGTAACTGCTGGAGCTGTACCTGTCGGAGTATTAAATGTAGCCGTACTCTGATTGAGCAAGGGATTTATATCTAATGTAGTAGACTGAGGACTTAGAATATTACATAAGACTCTAGCAACGGCTCCATTTCTAAAATCAGCAGGTGGCGCAACGTTATTCAAAATATTTGTGATGATGTAAGAGTTATCTTTACCATCTGAAAGATCAATACTTAATGCTACCGGACGTGTTTCTAATCTATTATCTGTATATTCTTTAGTCGCAGCATCTTGGGCACTGACCGGATCTCCCATACCTGTGATTCTTGGATAACCTTGAAGGGCTATATTTCCATTCCCATTAGGTGCTATCTCTAAATCTTGGTCGGTTTGAAGTGTAGAAATCCTATTATCTTCCAACTTCATATAAGGTACAGGTGGAACACCTGGGCCAATATTAACTACAGACTGTGTACCAAATGATGTAACCCCAGGAATACTAGTAATATTAGCTCCCAACGAGTTTCCTGTTAAAACTGGAACTCCGTCGATAGCAAAATATTTTCCTGCTGCGAGATTGATATGTTCTGAACTATTCCATGCTTTACTGTATAAAGCAGGCAACGCATCAATATATCCTCCAGCAATAGCTTCTGAACTATTTGAACCCGCGGCTGCTCCGCCATCTGACCAAACAAAGACATGTGCTGTAGCACCTTGTACTATCATGCCACCTGTATCAGCATTTGCATCAGTAGGTAAGACTCCCGTAGTTTTTGCCAATACAATATTTTTATCTTCAACCGTTACTGTGGAAACGTTGACTGTAGTAGTGTCACCATTTACTGTTAGATTGCCAGCGATAGTTAGATTACCTGCAAGATTAACTTGGCTTTCTGGTTGATTAGGATATATGTCAATCGTCCTTGTCGATCCTGATATCCTAATGCCTGTTTCGGCTGTAATGTCTTTACGTACATTAATAAACAAATCTCTATTAGATGCAGAGTTAGCTAATATCACATCACCATTGGTAACTCGCAATGTCGCTTGGTCAGCACTACCGATAATAATACCAAGGTCTGTGGTAATCTTCAACTGCCCTTGCATCGAGTTCGCAGTATCTGTTCGAACATAGTTAGCGGCTGGAACTGCATTTAAGTTTTCAGCATTAGTGGCCGTTACATTAAACTTTAATCCGGTTAGTGTACCTGCATTGAAACCAGGAATAATGCTGCCTGAAAACCCTGTGATAGCATTCTTTGGAGTAAATGAATCTTTAGCAAATATTCCAAGTAAAATTCCGTTATTATACAATGATGTAATAACTCTAGTTTGATTTAATGTATCTAATATACTTTCAATCTTTAGACCACTTACACCTTGAGTCACTGAATAAGCAGGCGCTAACAATATCGTGCTAGTACCGTCATAGAAAAATAGTTGTTTGTCTACATCATTGAACCAAAGATCACCAACACCCAACGTCGAAGGTTGGGTACTCGAAATAGTAGCAGAGCTCACGGGAACAAAACTAGTTCCTGTATAAACCTTTAGTTTTCCTTCTGCGGTATCAAACCATATCTGTCCTCGTATAGGATGTGATGGTTTTGTACTTCCTGAAAAATGTTCTAGAAGTTTTATTAAATTTTCATTAAGGGCTTCTCCAAAGCCGCTGTAGTTTTTTCCGATCAAAGTAAGATCAGTCGATAATGTATCGATTTGACCGTCTGCAACTACAGCTACTATTGATCCGTCTGTTCTGTTAACTTGATACGCCATGTTCTTGCCCTATTAGGTTGTAGTTGTTGTAAATGCCGGAGGACCAGATCTAATAATGTAGTTCACGGTTAGATATGGATTCATTATACCAACTGCCTGTTTTAATGTATAATCAACTGTTGGTTTCTTAATGCCTCCTGTAGTATTAAGATACTGTGCGCCACCAGGTACGTTCGGTCCAAGGCCAGTTGTTGCAGGAGAGTTAATAGCAGTATCCACTCTGACTGCAGAATATTGTATTCCATTTACTAACATAGAATGTTCGTGATCTGGAAGATTTGACAGGTCTAATGTAACTGAACTCTGACCAGCAGAGCCGCCGATGCTTTGTGCCTTGATGTCAGGTACTCGACCAGCCGTGCCGCCGCCTGCATCAGTAAACCCGCCCAATGAGTTTGGAACACTCTGAGCATTATCCATATTGTCTCTGCCAAGAGCAAAGCGTCCTCGCATATCCGGAAGTCTAAATGTTCCTACACCAACTAGTGCTGTGGATCCATTATAAGTCGTTCCAATGATGTCATAAAGATCTGGATATTTTACACGCTCTACTTCTGATCCATCGCAGAACAAATATCCGTATGGTGGAAGTTGTCCTGCATAAGGGAACATAGTCCCTATAGGAACACCTAGATCTCCGATAAAAGTATTTCTAGTCTGTTTGAGAAGACCGCTAGCTCCACCTTGTCCTGCCAAGCTAGGTCTATAGGTTAATACTAAATCCTCAGCGTTAGAATAGTTAGGATTAGGAAAATCTTTACTACTGATAATATTTGATGTCAGCGATGTAACAAATATTTTTGTAGAACCCCCCACTTGCCCATCAAAAGAGATCGAAGGACTAATGACGTCTCCTTCAAGTTTAAAAGTTGTTGCTGTTCTCAAACTGGTTGCTGTGTTGGCGTTACCACTAATGTTACCATTCAAGATACCTTGTATTTCATCAGCAACGATAGTTTTTGCTCTCACAGTTTTCCAACGCTTGCTTGTCGAGCCCAGGTCAAATGTTTCTGTTGCCGATGGAACTACTCCACCTAACTGGGATGTTCCTGATACTGTTAGATCAGTACCGATCAGTACATTCTTTGTAACAGAAATGCCACCAAGTGTTCTTAAACTTCCGTTTGAAAGATTAGTACTCTGTGTGGTATTATTAATAATAACTGAACCGGTTATTTGTAGGTTACCGTCAATATCAAGAGCTTCTTCTGGCGCTAAAACATTAACACCTACAGACGTTCCTTTAACTCGAAGGACTGTGTTTGGTATTCCGTCTTTGTTAGTTTGTAAATCTAAAGAGCTTCCCGATTTAGAGTTGTAAATCGATGCTGATGTATTGTCATTAGATATACGGAAATCACTGTTAACACCTAGAGTTAAACCTTCATTGCTTCGAATAATGATCCCATAATCTGTTGTATTAGAAATATCCGATCTTAAAAACTTACCGGCGGCAACTTCTGTACCACCGACATTTAGTGCGTCCGCATTTTTTGCTGTTCCAAAAAGTTTAGGAATGTACCCGCCTTGAAATTTATCTTGTGTTGTTGCATCTGGGATATGGATGTTGATACCAGAATGTATAGGTACGGGATTTATTGCTGTCGGACTAAACCCTGGAATGTTTACTTTTGGTGTAAAACTATCTTTACTTACAATGATGATAGGTACATCAGCGATATAGAAAACTAAAATATTTCTTGTTACGTTGTCGCTATCTGATATAGCTTCTACAGCCGGTCCGTATCTTAGACCATCAACTGAACTTTCTGCAGGACCTACAAGAATCCATCTAGCACCTGTGAAGATTCTTAACTGTTGATTGGTTGTGTCAATCCATAACTCACCAACTTTGGCTGTTTCTACACTTGGTTCAGAAGGACCTTTTTGTATTCCTGAAGCTGCTTTCCAATCACCATCGTAAAGTTTGAGCTGTGCATTTACTGTATCGTACCAAACCTGACCCACTGTAGGGTTAACTGGTTCGGTTCCAGCGGCAAAATTTTCTAGTAGATGTAGAAAGTTTTCTGCTATAGTTTGACCGTATCCTGTTACATTTCTACCAGGAAATGTTAGACTGGTGCTAGAAGTGTCTGACGTATTGTCATAGACAGTGATAATCTTTGTTTTATCAGTACTGGTTACATTATATGGCATTTATTAAGCTCCAGTGAATCCAGTTAGACTCTGAATACGTATTGTATAATCAATCTGTAATAACCTATTCAAAGATTTTTGTACGGGGTGAAATACCACGTGTGTAAGAAGTTTACCTGTTCCGCTAGGATCGTAACTTCTTAGACCAAGTTCGTCAAAAACAAAGTTTCCGCTTAAATCCACAGAGTTGTCAAATGCTTCCTGATCAGTAGGTTCGCCGTAATCTAATAAACAACTAACAACAATATCCGAGTAAGTGGCTCCACTAATATGACGTATTTCCATCTTATTACGAACAGGATCTGAGTTGATTGCTGCTTGCTGATCTACTATTTTTTGATAGGTTTTGCTGTATAAACTAGAGTTTACACCGATAGTATTCGGAGTAAGATAAGTTATGAGTCCTGTAGGATCGACGGTTGTTCCGCCGTTACCAAAATCCATTTGATAGATAGTACCCAATCCCTGGTTTGATAAACTCTGTACCATCGCTACAGACATATTTTCATAATGAATAGCATTACGCTTATCTACGAATATCTCGCCGTTTTGCGGATCATAGATCTTGATATGCCCTTCAAAATGGAAACCTCCAATTTCGTTGGGCTGAGCATCAGTTTTTTGCTGTTGGTTTTCGGTCATGTTAGTCTCTTGTGGTTCCATATCAGTATTTATTCAGGTATTTTAGTAGTCTTTTCTGCTATGAATCTAGCGATCGGAGTTGTGTTTTCTAGCAGCGTAACGCCTCTAGTAACGGTATTTTCGCCTCGATCATACCAAGTTCTACCTAGTTTCCTGATGACAGTTATCAGCGTATTTGCTGGAACTGTTTCGGTTAGTCTTATGTAAGGGGTGGTTCCGTCAACACTAAACTCTGCTTCAAGAGTCTTGTATTTTCCGGATCCTTCGGCTCCTAGAGTTTCATCAAATACCTGTAAGGGATCTTTACGCAGTCTGCGGCCGCCTACAAATACTTCTATCTGATCACAAGGCCCAAAATCTGATGGGATGGTATTTTTATACCATATTGATCTAGTTCCTTTGCTAGGTGTAAACTCTAACGGTCCGATTGTTTGAGCTGTTCCTATAGTAGAATCGTCTGATTTCCCATCGCTGGTAAAATCTGTACGATCTTGCGTTTCGTTATAAGGAACTGTTTCCTTGATACCTACATCAACGACATAGCTGCCCTTGGCATGCAATGTAGCTATCGATGTTCCTAGGCTTCCTCTTCTGAGTTTAGAAAGAACATTTCCAACCTTAGATAGATACTCAATACGCTCGTTGTTTATGGTTATTATTCCAGGAATATTTCTAGAAGGAATAGGATCTGAAAGTTCAGTAGAATCTGTAACTTCTAGTGAGGTGTCAAAATAGTTCAAATCTTTTGCCAGTACAACATCCATTCCTTGTGAATACCTCTTGAAGTGGTAGACATTTAACATGTCTTTATAGATTTCATATCCACTAGGTAATCTATAGATCTGAGACCCAAATAAAAGAATTTTTATATTATCATCTTCAGTAGTCTTGTTCTTGAGATATATCAATGATCGATCTTGATCTACATAATAATCAACATCTTGTGACAATCTATCTCCATTTTTATAAACCCATACATAGCTTACTGATATAGGGCTGTGAGAGAGTCGGTATTGTACCTTACCACCAGTATATTCGTCTGAGATTAGATCCATCGAAGTATATTCGTTGAACCATGTAACACCAATAGTGTCACCGTCAACTAATGATATTGTATCTAATAAAACTAGACTATTGTTTTCTATTTTATAATCAGATATAAAATTTGTTTCTATTTTAATAACATCACCTTTAGTCAATGATTTTGTGATAGTAATAGTTTTAGAAGTACCATCATAGACATAATCTTGAATAAAAGTCTTAAGTTCATCGTTAATATAAACAGAAATGTTGCTAGTTAGTACAGCACCCGGGCCGGTGTAAGGATCTTCTCCTAGAACAAAATCTTTAGTTACTCCATCATAGACAAAATAAACACTATCGGGTCCCTTTAATGCTTTTCCGTTAACTTCGACTATCATCGATGACGCGGCCGATGCGTTAAGAACATTATTAAAGTTGGCACCGATCTGAGATACTAGTTTAGGATCTTCAGTTACAGAATGATTTAAACTAAAGGTTCTTGTACTTCCTTCATAGTTAAACACTTGTTGATTGATCCTTACTACACCGTATCCGTCTAATACATTACCGTTTTCAGAACCTAAAACAAGTATAGATATTACATCACCTAGAGTTGGTTTTATACCAAACTGGACCAATGTTCTATTTTGAGAATCAACAACTCCTGTACTGTTGACGAATGCTGTTTCCTTATAGATTCCATTTACTGTTACAAATATTGAAGTAGTATCTGTATAGTTTGCATCAGTTAAAAATAAACTAGTATCACCATCAGCTACAAACTCTTGATAATCTAAAAGATTGTGGCCGCCAATACCTAAAGAAATAATTTCAATAATATTTCCCGCAGGTGCTAGGCTGTTTAAAGTTATTTCTTGATCTTTATAATCGATAGAATAATCTATAGTTTCTGTTTTCTTAATCTTATTGATATAGACTAACAAAGAGCTATTTTCGATTATTTTTTGTCCTATCTTATAAGTTAAAGTTATTCCATCTGAATAGATAGTCCTGTGGTTAAGAGGAGTGGCTCCCGACCTTGTGTTATTAAACACTTTTATAGAAAGACTATCTAGTACCTGTCCAGGAACATTTTCTTCAGGTGCAGGAACTTGTTCAGGACTTATAAATTTACCACCCTCTAGAACTATTTCTTCTGCGGCAGTACCTGAAGCAGTTGAATATGCTCCGCTCATAGCAGCTAATGTGCCACCACTTATCTTTGTGTCTAAAATGTTGGAATCATTAATAGTAACAGAACCATCACTTTCGATTTGTCTGAATACCAATGTATCACCTGCATTTAAACTCAAATAAGGAGTTAGCATTATCACAGAAGTCGATCCATCCCCTATAAAGGTAGGTATTTCTGCATGAGGATTAGTCTGCATAGAACTATCTTGCGCAGGGTTAAAATATGGATCGTCTATTCTTATAAACTGTGTGTCACCATTTCTCTTAATATAGATGTTATAAATTTGGCCAGCAGCAGGAGGTGCATCAAAAGTATACGATGCCGTACTTCCATCTGCCCTAAAATAAATGTCATTTGATGATTCTACACTGTCCCAGCTGTCAGAAAACCAAGGTAGAGCATCCCAACCACCAGTGACTTCAAATGTTGTTCCTTGTACTTGGACGCCACCAAAGTCTAGACCGGTCATTAACTGATTAAGTTCTTTTCCTAGCATTCCAGAAGCAGTAGGCGATGATGATTCTGTTAGATAATATTTGTTTATCCTGTCAACAGCATACAATAACTCATCGTTCTTTTCGTAGGTAATAACGATATTGTCACCTTTGTTTGGAGCTGAAACAAAGATTACCGATCCTTTTAATAAAGAGTAGTTGTCTATACCTTCTTTATAAATCTTTACAGAATATTCATCTTTATAAACAACATTACCATTTCTTAAAATGTTGATCTTATTCTTATTGTTAGATGGTGCATAGCTGAGTTTAAAAACAGCATTGTTTCCTTCAGCAACAAAAGTATCTGTCTTTGTAAAAGTAGAATAAGAAGATTCTTTATTAACTCGATCAAATCTCAATGAAAGATTAAATGTCCTAGTTTTAGAATCACCAAGTACCGGTATTGCTGTTGCTATATCGGTGCTGTTTCCGTTGCCGCCAACTAGTTTTATAGAAGCTCTTGTGTATCCTGAGCCAGCAGTTAACAACTCAACACCAGACACAGATCCGTTTGAGATGTAGGCTTTTGCAGTTGCGCCGGTTCCGTCGCCGTCAATAATAACTGTAGGCGGTGAATTATATTCTGATCCCGGATTAGACAACCTAATCTCAGTTATAGAATATCTATGATTATCGAGCCACCATTTCCATGGATATCTCTGAATCGTTTCTTGGGTTTCTGTTACTGATGTTATTTTTCCTTCAGATACATTATATGCAGGTGGAAGGTCAAAATCAGAAGTAGATAGTCCTGTTGTTTCTAGGGTATTATACCTACTAATGTATTCTCTCACTGTTGTTCTATATGGTTTAACTTCGTTGATATAATCTTGGAAGCTCGCAAGGTTATCATTTTTATAGTTTAACTTCTGCTCAAAAGCTCCAACATTATGTGTGGCAGTAACAAGACTAGTCTTGAACATCCAATCAACATATTTCTGTTCTGTTAATACATATCGAACTGCTACAAAGAACAAACTACTCCATTGGTCGCCGAAACCTAGATTATAGGCATTATCTTTTACTGCACGTAGAATATTTCTTAGTTCTTTAGCGTTTTCAAGATCATAAAATGCAGTATCGTATGACTTGTTATTATCATAACCTATTCCGCCAACTGTTGGATCGTATAGAGAAGGTTCTAATAAAACTGTTCCTTTTTCTCTTCCTACTAGCATCCAGTCATCTGACGGATTCGAGCTACCTTCAGAAGTTTTTAACAATACAGCCCAACCGCCAGATGCGTATTCTTTTATACGTACCATATCGCCTACATAGGTGGTAACAAACCCTAGATATGAAATATTAGGAATCTCTTTGACTATTCTGTCAACTGATGAATAACCGGTCAACCACCAGTCTTGTAAACTCCAATATCTAGTTGTATCATAAGCCTGAGTTCTTGTGCGATAGAATGTCTTCTTATCACTGTTGTAGGCATATATGCCCCAGAAGTTATTGGCTGTAGCATCTTTGTTAACCAACACTGAGAAAGGTCTAATGGATGCAGAAGCATAACTGTACTTTCTACCTTTAGTTGTAACCGTAACAGATATTATTCTGCCTTGTGAATCTATAGTTGCTTCGGCTGCTGCTAGTTCACCATCTCCGTCAATGATTACTGGTGGAACTACTTTGTAACCAAAACCTTTGCTTACTATATCAATAGTATCTACCTGTCCGTTTATGATATTCACTTGCAAAATCGCAGGTTCTACACGAGTAGTGCTTACGGTTTCAAGATCGATATCTGTGTCAACTGCTACATCATAGAGATTTAGTTGGCTGTTAGGGGCAGGATCGACTAGATTTAGGTACGTAAAGTCCAATGAATCTGTCAACGGATACGTTGACAAGAATGCATTCAGATTATCGACTGTTAATCTTAGTGCAGTTAATCGGTTAATAAACATACCTTGTCTAGGTCTAAACTCGATTCCGTATCTTAATTTCGCAGGCAGTCCCGGATCAGGAACTCTATTACCAACAGAATCGTATCCTACAAGACTGTCGATCCATTTGGTTTCAAGTTTATAAGACGGAACACCTTGAGTTGACCCTTCTCTAATCAACTGGTATTCGTTGTGTACAGGGTTTAACGAACTAGTATCTTTCTTATACTCTATATTCAACAAAGCATAATCAGTTGAAATAATCGATTTGAAGTTATACAACAAAAGAGTATTTTCTGCTGCTATGCCTACAAATGCTGTTCCCGAACCAATAGGGTTATTAATATATGAAGCCACTGTTGATGCTGATATATTTCTGCCTATAACATTAGTAGGTAAAATAGTTTTATTTTTTACCCAGTAATAGTAGTACGTTTCTGTTGCCGCACCAGTCGACGCATTATATAGAATACGTTGAGAATAGACATCGTCGTTAGGATATAAAGGTTGTCCTGAGATACCGTTGGCTATTCCGTTGTTTGTATCTGCTAATGCGGCCCACTCACTAGGCAACAGTTTGGTCTTTACCCATTCATAAACATCGATGCTAGAACCAGGAACTTGTCTACTCCAGTTTCCTACTCTATAAGATGTATCACCTTGTTCGTAGTACATCCACTTAGCTGTAGATGTATTCCACCATAGTTTTCCTACATGATGATCAGTCCATTCTTGCGATGGTATAACTGTTTGTAAGTCTGTACCAATAGAATACACAGCAGGATCGTAAGGAACTTTGAAAGTTAACTCTTGTTCTGCTTCGTTTAATATTTTACCCTTAGCTGGATCGATTATATCCAGATCTTGTATTTTTTTATTGTTTACATCATCGTAAAGAGAAATGCTCTTTAACTTTTCTATATCAACGACTAAGCTTCTTTGCGATAGGATCTCCCAAGAATTTACATTTTCTAGTTTCTTGAACAGTCTCACATGACCGGTCTTTTGATTTAATACGTTAGAATAATAATCAGGAGAACCAACTAAAATGTTATCTGGTGTACAATACACGCTGTAACCAAAAGATTCGTTCGATGACAGATCAGCAGATAGTTTTTCAGCTAAGAAATAAACATCTGCTTTTCTCTCGAATACGTAAACTGCTCCGGCAAAACCATAATCTTTACTAAATCTTGTAGCTCCGTGATCGAAGGTAGTAGTTCCTTCATCCTTGCTAAAGAATGTAACCGACTCATGATAAGGAGTATTCTTTGCTCCAATAACAATTTTTTCTGTATTTCCACTTATACAGATGCTCTGTCCAAAATATTCATTAGGATAATCTTCAAAACTTTCTAGTTTTTGTTTTACTCTAAAAATATTGTTTGTTAATCTTAATACATAGGCCGAACCTTGATTCTGTAGATTTATATCTCCCAGCGGACTAGCGATAACCAATGTAGTTCCTGACCAATCTAAATCCAATGATGCACCGAACTGATCGCCTACATTTATTGTTTCTACTTTAGAAAGATCGCTGTACTCAGAAAGATTATCTGCACCAATAGTCTGCACTAATCTGTAACCGGTTGATTCTTTTTTGTAAACAAAAACTTTTCCAGATGGATTCATCGTACTATCGCCAATAGACACCCACGGCAATGTTGTCGGATTGGTTCCGGTATTAGTATATGTGGAATCTGATGTGTCTGGAGCTAACTTATAGTACAATCCTTCATACTGTACTACTTCACCTTCGAAGTATTCTGTAGTAGAATTCCACACACCTCTGTACTGATCAAAAACCTGTCCATCACTAAACGGAGCGCCAACTGCAATAATATCACCTGTATAGCTCATGGCTATCGCCGAGCCATACTGGTCTCCTATCTTTAGCATTTCAACATCACTGTTAAGTATACCGTGAGCCATAGTAGATCTATCTTGAACTAGTGAGTTGTTCAATGCTAGTTCAGATGGAAGAATCTCGCCAATCTCCCATCCAGTTCCGTTATGACTGTATACGTAAACTCGACCGATGCCATCTAAAGATCCAGGAGCTGACACTATCATCGAATATGATGTACCGCTCTTGGCCATCTTAATAGATGAACCAAATAGTTCCCCGGCTGCCGGTCTTGGGCTTGCAAAAGTTTTATAATAATCCCAACCTTGAGATGTCCTTGTATAAAGAACAATCATTCCCTGTTCTGAGAATCCATCTCCCCTGGCTTCTCCATAGGCTTCAATGTTTGTTGCTCGGTCCCAATCTTCTGTGTTAAATGTTAAAGTGCTGCCATCAGGTGACACAAACTTGTTAGGTGTCCATAAAATATCATCATAAAGGACAACATCCTCAAGAGCATAACTCTTTGTAGAACTAAATGGTCCTAGATATGTATTTTTAACACCACTGGCTAAGGGAACGCCAATAGCCAACCATTGACCGTCTGGACTTACTGTAATGGCCTGACCGAATGATCCTATTGATAATGTTCTAAACTCGATCAGCGGTGATAATATCTGCTTAGGAGTCAATGCACCGTTAATATCAGAATAAACAACGGCATAGCCCGATCCCGGAATACCAACTATAGATTCTTTTGATCTATTATCATAAAAGACTGCTGCACCAGTTCTCAGTGGTGATGTTAAACCATATTCACTGATTTCTCCAAAAGAATATTGTTTGGTTTTTCTAATAACTTCCCACAGCCCGCTACCATTATCGTCAACCCATAGAGTAGATCCTTCTTTCCACAAAGCTACTTTTTCAGGATCAACCATGTCGTAGGTATCAAATCTAACTTCAGTAAACAATCCTACATTGGTAACTGTGCTGCCGTCAATAACCGGATCCTGTGCTGCAGGAGTAACAGTAACGCTAATAGTCATATCACTGACTTCAGTAATCTTATAAAATCCTGTTAGGTTAGGAATCGATCTAAAGCCTACAATGTCGCCCACAGTCAACCCATGGCGGCGATTCATTGTAACAGTAACAGTTAACCCAGATTTTACAGCATCAACGACCTTGAGGTTTGCAGCTTCTGAGAATCTCCATACGGTCCAATCAGGTGAATAAAATGTAAGCCAAAAATGTGCGCCTTCAGAAACTGTAGAAATGTCTATACCTAATATAGCGTCTGCATTATATAGAGCAAAATCAACTTGAGATGTTGCTACATATCCTGCTGTGTTTTCAGGTTCTGCCTCTAGACTTAAAGGATTTATGTTTGTAGTATAAGGTGTTGGGGAGATAGTAAAATCACTGCCAATAACTCTATAATAACGATCGCTAGAAACAGACGGAATAGAATTTACAAACAGCAGAGGCTGAGGATTTAATGGAAACTCGGATTTTTCTATCTTTATTTCATATTCTTTAAGTTGATCAACACCACCAAAGCGTCCAACTCTAAATGCCCACTCTTCATCAAGAACTAATGCCGATTCCGATGAGCGACTTATTTTATCAAAAACTTTCTTGACAGAGTTTATAGTTCCTTTTTCTCTAATGAATCCTTGATACAACTGGAACTGGGTCACTGGATCTTCTGCGAGATTCTGTAGATATTCTCTAGACTGATATCCCACAGTATGACGTGCAAGCTCTCGCTGAGTTTCTCCAATGCCTTGTGATTCAACATTAAAATAATCATCAAACTGTTTGATCTTGTAATCAAAGTTTGATAACAGTTGTTTTTCTGGAACTGTATCTAGTTTAGTCCATAGATTAGTATTGAAAGATTCTGATCCTTCTTGATTAACTTGGCTTACCCAATAGTATTGCTGATAAGCAACAATATCCCCTAGTCTATAATCTACAAATGGTTGCCATACAGCGATATCAACGTTGTCAAATAAGAAACCCGGACTTGTATAATCGCCGTACCAGTCAGTGGTACGGAATCCTAGACTCTTGATTCGTTGCTGTCTATATCCGGTTGGTTTATCATAGATGATGTCACTGAACACCGTTTTATCACTGAACACTGTTACGTGTTCTTTTAGAACATAATATAATCTAATATAATATATGCCCTCTGTAGTATTGGTAGTTTCAACAGTTATTTCTTGGAACTGTCGATCCACGTTGATATATTGTGGCTGTAAAGGTTTACCATCACTCTTTAATACCTGATAATCATAAAAGCCATCTAACAGGTTGTCTGCTACTCCAACAGGAGTCTTTATATAGACTTTCTGAGAGGCTGGACTTAATGTGATAATCGATCCTATAGCCCAGTTATGTCTGGTCCAGAACATGAACTCTTTACAACTAGTGGTCCAGTCTTGGCTTACTTGATTATCAGGATCATAATTTTCAAATACAAATCCTCTAGATTTGAGATAGGCTTCGTATCCTAGTAGGAAGTTAACTATGTCTTGGATTTCATTTATCTCTGTTCCATAGCTCATTTTGCTAACTGCCGAGAAGTTGAAGTTTCTTCTCTTGAATGCTTCAACTGCTCCAACTAAAGGAAGTTTAGGAAGTTTCTTCCATATAGTCTTGTTGTTTAGATCATCCGCAGATGAATCTGTATGAGTGATCAAACTCCTATAATAAGTGTTGTTGTTTCTAACGATCACACCGTTAGCATAAGAAGTTCCTAGCGTCCAATCTGAAAATGTTTCGCTCACTCCGCCAACAGAGATTAATGGATCACCTTGACTAGCCAACGGTTCGTAATAAGGAAAGTATGGATGAAGATCATCATATCCTGTAACATACCAACCGTTTAATGTTTTTTCTATGATCACACCACTGTATGATATAGTGGAAATAGGAGCACTTACATTAAAAATAATGTCGTAGTTTTCTGCAGGAATATAAACTCCTGTAGAAGTAGATTTTGGATTCTTGCTGTCTAACAGATATTTCTGCTGAGCTTTATCAACAAAACCGCCTAGTCGAGTTGTAAGATTTACATCAATATTTTTTATTTTATTTTCGACTAGATCTAAAGAAACACCTCTAGATTTAGCATAGTCTATCAAGTAGACAACTAATCCTGCTCCTTGCTGTATACCTGTCTTAGGAACTTTTATATCATTTAAAGTTACAGGAAGATTTGTATTAACATTAACAGTCTGACCGAGATTGTTTAACTTAACCTGAGAGCGATCAAAGCTGTCTCCTATAAACTCGAAAGGTTTTAATAGGCATAGAGCAATAGTGATAGCAAACGGAAACTCTGAGCTTGACCTCCATGCATACTCAACTGGAGATATATCTCCTAACTTAAATGGTCCTCTATTATTGATAAGAACAAAGTCGTTGGCTAGCCCAGACTCAAGCGGGCTTAGAAGCTTACCTTCTACATCAACAGGAAGATGACTTAGTATTGTTGGTCGAGCATATCTTAGATATGTTCCAGCACGGTCTCCTTCTCGAATGATACCATCTCGTATGTCTTCCCACAAAATCAGATTGCCGCTGGTGTATGGAGCAGGTCCATAATATTTTTCCCACCAGATTGGTTTTTGGCTAAATCCTAAGATTTCCCAAGGACATCTGTGTGGGCGATCGGTGTCATAGAACCAGTTATACACTCCTCTCCACCATCCAGGTAAGTTTTGCTTACCTGTAGGATCAGTCATATTGGTATAACTGTAAGTAAATGTTTCATATTCTGTAAAATAGGTATTGTTGGTGTAATCAATATTTGTATTATTGATCCATTTTAAAAATTCCTGTTCTACAATATTATCTAAATCATCTTTATTAAAAATAGCATTACCATAATATCCGCCCAAGACAGCATCGATATCAAAAATAGTATGATCATACTCTTGTTTAATATTATTGTAAATCCTGTATTCTATCTCTAATAGAAGATCATCTCTGAAATCGCCGTAGGCGACAGTTATACTACCATCGTGCCCTTGTATAACTTCGGTAGGTGTTTTGTAAGTATCATCTAAAAACTTGCTCGGAGTATATTTCTTGTAAAGACCAAGACTTGTAGGAGTTGGTGGCACAAAGCAATGTGCTGTTGAAACATACTCTCTTATCTCTACTAGATCATTTTCATTCAGATCTAGAGATATATTAACAAAACCAAAAGTATCGTTGAATGTATAGTCTCGTCCGTGTAGCAACTGATTATCATTTAGATATACATAAACTGCTTTCCTAGACAGGGTAGTTAAACTAAATGGCGCAGACAATGCAAAAGTTTTTATTCCAGTATCTTCTACAGTATAAGAAATAGTAGAATATGCACCGGAACCGATCATATCAGAATCAGAGAACGGCGAATCACCGTTCTTAGTTCTTGATAGTTCGTTGATAATGTCATCGACAAAATCTGGAATACTTTCGTTGTATTCTATTTCCAACGCCTTGGTAATAAAGTTACTTTTCCATTCTGTGTATGATCTCTTAGCGTACTGCAGAGATTTAATGATGTTATTAGTCTTATCACAGAGCAATGCGATCGCAACTGGAGTCAAACCAGAATGTGTTAAAAATCTCTTGGCGTTATCTTGATATCCATCAAGATCTCTAAGATTAGATTTGCCTGGGATGTTTCCTTGAAACTCAGTATCAAACTCTACAGCAGAAACAATATGATCAATCGCTTGACCATACGTAAATGTAGTCAATGGAGAGTTTAACGGATTCCTTTCTAGCCCAACGGGTATTTCATAGTAACCTGTTACTGGTTCTAAATCTGTAACAATTTTTACAGATATAATATCATTAACAGAAAAAGAATCTTGGAAAGTAAAAGTATCTTTATTTCTTGTCCATGGATTATCTGTCAGCTTATCTCCATTGAGATAAAAGTTAATAACTGGTTCAGTCGTGACCTGCGCCCAATCTATAGTGGTCAACTTTATGGTGTTAGTGGCTTCTTGTATAGTAACACTATCAATTAACGGTTGGATATAGGTCAGGTCTGTAAGTGTCCAGCCGTTATCGTACCCTCCTGTTGAGTTATCTTTAAAATAACCTACAGCAACTTTTTTAGAAAGAGCTTGTCTATCGATTGTATAGTTTACTGTTTCAGAACCAAAGTCCCAGTTAAACTGAATATCTCCAACATTATCAATATTGAGATAACTTAAACTGAATCCTAGCTGACTATCTGTCAGACCGTTGCCTATCTTGTAGCTAACTAAAGGATTGCCGTTAAAAGAACTAATAGGATATGTTTCCGGATCCGAAAAACTAACATAGTTTTCATCATAGACATCAAACAATGGAGATTGATTTACAGTAGTCTTGGCCTGACTCTTGACCCAACTCTCTCCGGTAAAATGATACATCAATCCAGAGTTTGATTTGCCGCGGCGAACCAATACACCCTGGCCAACTACAGATTGAGAATCTGTAGCTTCTTTGAGTGTAATCTGCGTGTTGTTGCCAAACTTTATAAAATGAACAGTATAGATCTTGTTGTTAGCTAAAGAATCAGTATCTGCTACCACTAGTACTCTTGCACCTTCAAACAAAAACTCGCCGTCGACGTTATATCCGGAACTACCTTCTATTTTACTAAAGATATCATCTGTAAAGGTATCGATATAATCAACCTGAGTCTTTGCAATAGAACAGTGGTTGTACAACTGTATATTTGATCTAAACTCTATGATAGGTCGTTTTGCTCTGAGATTTTCATCAGCAGGAAAATCTTGTCCTCGCTGTGTATAAGCATATTCTAAAACAGATCGATGGAACCAACGATTATACCGTGACCACGGATTTGAATCTTGGCTGTTTTTTGATATTGTGATATAATCAAGTTGTCCTGGATATGCAGATGCATCATCAAATGGTTCAGCATCAAACGGTGCATTGTCAAACAAAACTTCAGGAACATCTGTAGACAATACCGGAACGATAAGATCAGAAAATCTAGTTAATGTTATAGCTTTTCCAACTCCCTCAACTAACCAAGTATCCGTTGCATATTTTTCAGGGCTGACCTTGCCCATAAACTCAACAACTAGTCCATTAGTAAACTCTATGCCGTTGCTGCTCTTGTATTGAGATTTACCTAGAACATCTTTAGTTACATCGATGTAGGTATTTTCAACTATTGACTGTATTACGAACTGACCCTGTCTATCAAGATTTACTACACTCTGATAAAACAATACATCAGGTGAATCATAGGGAACTGTAAATGTTAAAGTTCCGTTCTCTATCTTGTTATTTTTTATACCATCGTTGTAATCAAAGATTGAGTTATAGTCGTTGATACTGATAAGCTCCCAGTCTTGACTATCAACATTGATAGTGCTGCCGTCTGGTAACACATCAACTTTAGCTCTCCAAAGTTGATCATTGTAAAGAACTACTGATCCAGCCTTATATCCAAGATTTGGATTGTAGACCAATGAACCTAGATCAGGGTTGGTCCTGATCACAAATGCTTCACTAGGAGCATTGATCTTAAACTTATAGGTTTGACCTCTGTACAGTGTTATCTTAGGATTGTTTGTAACACCATCAGGACTGAAAACCCAAGATGATCCTAACCCTAGTTCTACCTTATAAGTGCTGGTTATTTTTGCCGACTGTCCGTAGATCTGCAACGGAGGCGGACCACTTGGTTGCCAATAGTATTCTCTAAAGTTAATAAACTTGTCCCAATCAATAGGGGGATTCCAACTATAGTGTTCTTGGCTAGTAGTTAGATAATCTCTATCAACTTCGTTTCCAAAGAACTTTATCTGATTCTTTACATCTAAATAATCATAAAAATTCTGTATGGTTTCATTTTCTCTAAAAATGACTCCTGGCTCGACTTGATATCTACTACGTAATGTATTGTCTGTATCAAGATATATGTCGCTACCACGATAAGTTTTTCCATATCTTCGACCGACATAACCGGCAGTTTTTTGTAAGACTCCTGGCTGTACCAAAGGATCGACCACGGCGGCCATGAACTTATTATTTGCCGGTGTTTGGAAAACATTCGGCAATAGATCTTTAGTCTTTCTTATTGGAAGTTGACTTTGTGGATAAATTTTATCTGCCATTACTTACTCACGCTGTTGTATTAACTATTGTTGATGGGTTTGCGCCGATTTCTGCGGCTGTGATAGCTGTTACTATTTCTATATCGTCAACCGTAGCACCGTTAACAAATATTTCATCCGGTGCTGCTTGTATCTCAAACAAACTACCAAATGATTGGTCTGCTTGCTTGGGTACGATAACCAAGTTGCTAATATCCGGAGCAGTGGCTGTCAAAATATAAGTTATCAACTCACTGAGATAAAAACGATCACCAAAGTCCCAGTTGTTAACACTAAAGAAATCATTTATAGCTGACACTACTCTTACTTTTATATCGTTATCGTTAACTGTCTTGTTTGAGTTCTTAACTATTTTAAAAACTGCCTGTAACTTTGAGTTTGCCTTGGCGCCAAACAATACCTTGTACTTTACCGGATGATATATAATCTCATCACTGATTGATTTGATTAAATCTAAGTTAACACCAAATGTGTCTCTTAGAGAATCATTGTTAGGTGGTGTTGGTTCTGTAGAAATATAACCTGCAAGATAGTTTCTGTATGATGTGTCATACGCTCTAGTCAATATGAATAAATCTATTATGTTACTAGAACTAGGATCTATCCTTCTTTCGCTGTTAGCATTATGAAGATATTGGAACTTGAGTCTATCACGACCGACCGCAGCCTTATAAGAACTTTCTAGAACAAATGTATTGGTTGTTTTATCAACACGCTTAACTACATCTTCTGCAGAATCATAAAAATAAACCAACTGACCGTTGTTATAGTTTGAAATAACTGCGGTAGTTTCTTTAGGCCAAATCATTATAAGCTCATCAGAGTTATCGATAATGTCATAGTATGTTGCACCTGATGCATCGGTGGTCTTCTTAAAAAACAAAAAGTTATGTAGACTATCAAGCCCTACTATCTTTTCAAATGCATCCGGATTGTCGATAACACCATTATTATCAGAATCTGCAAATGCTATTTTTATTTCTTTGGTGCTTTCGTACCCATCATCAAACTTAATCGTTTCGTCGATTTCAAAATCGATATCTTGTTTGATAGATGTCAACAGGTCACCGCCGGTGTTGATACCCAGTATCTTAACCTTATCTTTTATTACAGTACCTGTTTCACTATTATAGACTTTTTGCTGTCCATCAAAATAAAATCTATTTTGTTGCACACTGCCAAATATATAATGCATAACTCTAATGCGTATAAAATATTGATCCGCTTGTCTAACAAAAGCTATGTACCAAGATGCATCTAAACCTGCATTCGTTGTATCGCCTGCCTTACCTGAGTTATAAACATCTGATAGATTAAGGTTGCCAGCAGTAATAACTTTCCAAGATGCTGTATCAATGTCATATCTTAAACCAAAGTTAAAGTTTTGAGATATTTGATTTATCATTTCAAGTTCAAGAGCATCAGTTAGAGATGTACTAAATCTAGGAACAAATCTATCTGCTATGGCACCGCTAGGAATAGTTGTATTAAATGTAACCGGTCCGAGACCTGATGTAAGGACACCACGACCTGCATTAGTTCCATCGCCTACGATTGAAACTACTTCAGACCAAATATAAGATGTTTGCAAAGGATCCGATGTATTAGTTGTAACTAACTTTCCTTTCCTAAATGATTTACCTGCAGGTGCAACAAATCTTAATAGTGCTCCCGGGGCGGCGCTCTTTAGTACGCTGGTTGTATAAGTTCCAACTTTTAAAAGACTACCATCGATTCCGCTGACAAAGTAACCTGTGGTTTTATTACCTGTTGATGTGACCTGTTTCCATATATAGTTGCTATCTGTAAAAGTATAAGGTGTTCTATCAAACTTTGTGAGATAGAAGTTATAAACATCTGTACTAGCAAAAGTAGGTTCTATGGTATTTCGTATAAAGTTGATAATATCGATAGTACTGGCATATTTGAAAAGTATATTCTTTTCTGAAGTTTCTTTATAGATATAACCGTCGTCAGCAAAAACATTGACGCTGCTGTATTTTCCTGAAGCATCAATAACTTCAAAGTTTCTGCTAATACCGCTAGAAGTTCTGTTGATCGATTTGATCTTAAGAATATTTTGACTGGTTGCTAACGGAGCAAGATTATAATCTTCTCCAGTTATCATTCTATTCTGTGTATAGAATAGAGCAGGAGCATTTGCTCGTATGCTGTCTGTACTTTCTGACGATGCAGAAGAAGTGACAGTATACTGTAGGCCAAGATTTACAGTGATTGTATGTCTAACACCTTGCTTGTTGTAATAAGGAATAGCAATGCTGATTCCTTTCATCTCGTTTGGATAGATTGTATACGACAAACCATTACTGACTCTATAATAGAAACGGAAACTTCCTTGTGGTAGATTTCCATACACTCCATCTGAAAACTCTAGATCAACCTGATCATTTTCTTTAGTAACGACTGAGTAGATGTTACGTATATTTTTATCGATACTATTATAGATAATATTGTTGCCTAATAGATCTGAAACCTTAGTCCATTGATTTTGTTGTACTCCTGCCGAACTTAAAGAAAATAACCAAACATCATCATTATTGATGTTCTGTGCTCCAACGCTGATAGTTTCGTTAGTGGTAGGAATGTCAACAGTGAAATCTGCAAACTCGAGACTTCCCTGTTTAAACATTAAAAAGAATCCTGTATTAGGACTTGCTGGACCTTTACCGTCATTCTTATAAATGAATCCTAGTTGGTTAGCAGGAACTGGAGCTTCTTCATAGAATACTGTGCTATTTGAAAAACTTGTAGACACGATTTCAAAACTCATACCTCGACCACTAACTGTTTTAGAATAAGAATAGATAGGAACGTCTGCTGATGTGGTTTTAAAACGATATTGTTCAGTAGGAATACCTTGTATGGTGCTTGTTCCTTGGCTACGACCAAACTGTGTGTTATCAGCCATCGCAGCGTTTAATACAACAATAAACTGTTCTAACCAGTTGGTGTTGGTTGGATCATTCCATTGGATGATCTGATTAGCAAGATTCTTACCATTGCCGTCAAGCAAGGATTCAGTAGTACTGACTGAAGTAAACTTTAAAAGTCCTTGTGCAGGAACGTTTCTTTTAGCATTATAAGAAAGCATACGAGCTAGTCTTAAAACACTGTCTCTTCGTTCTGCTAGATCAATAAAGTTTTCACGACTGGCCAGATCAACCCTAAACGCTAGGCTCTGTCCCAAGAACGCAACAGCGTCAATGAGGGCCATGTATTCAGAACTTTCAATATAGTCATTGAAATCTTCTGGGTAGTTCTGCCTTAGATATGTGATGATAACCCTACGTAAGTTTTCAAAATCGTAGGATTTGAAATCAGCATTTTTAAATGTCTGATAAATCCTTTTCCAATCTTGATTTAAAATCAGGTTATTCTGTCTAGAAGTCGTGGTCATTGTGTTTTCCTATATGATATTTACCTTAGAAAATTAAGTGGTCACTTTATTATCGCGTTCCTTCGGTCAAAGTCAAAGGTCATCCTTTCATTGATATTGAAAGGAATATAAACAAGATCTGCTTCTATCCTTATTCCTTGATCTGTGCTGTCTACTGTTACTGCCGTGACAGAAATCCTAGGATCATAGTTGACGATATCCTCAACATCCTTGGCTATCAATCGTTTAACTTCTTGTGTAAAAGGTTCAAACAACAGATCCCAAATGATAGTTCCGAAATCAGGATTTTCTAATTTTTCTCCCTTACGAATATGGAAATGGTTGATTATATCTTGCTTGACTAAATCTATATCGTAGAGCTTATAGTTTCTAGCAGATTCCTGAGAGTTAAACCCTCTATAGGTAAAAGATCTAGATCCTTCGGATCCTACAGATGCCTTATTTGCTGCTACAACTTGATTGTTATAAAGTTTTTTAGTTGCTAATCCCATTAATCTGTCTCCCTATCCAACTTATCGGAATCTAGTAAAGTCGGAGCAAAATGCTCATGCAATGGCCAAGGTTCGTGTTGAGGAACTCGTTTTAGAATACTCTTGAACTCTCCTGCCTGATATTTTTTAGGATTCCACCCCACTTCAGTACTTACACTTATATTTGATCTTAGTGCTAATGGTGTAACAAACGCTGCTGTTTCTGCAGGGGCAGCTACAACACTGCTATTCATATAGATCTTTTCTGCGCTTTCAATATGATTACTGCCGCTGCCTATATTAGTAGATCCTCCAGCGGTAAATTTATTGTCTATATTTGTGTTAAGATTAAATGTTCCGTGAGTAGATATTTTATTATCTTTGCCTACAAGAAGATTGTAATCGTTACCAACTGTGATCTTAGCATCGTTTGCTACTAAAAAATTTAAATCAGTCGCAACTTCAACCTGCCAGCGGCCGCTTTCTGCTTTCATATTAATATTGCGACCAGCTTCCATGTTTATATCTCTAGCTGCTTTAAGATTAAAATCTGCCTCAGTGTGTATACTGACGCAGTCAGAAGCATAGATATCTATCTTTCCCATGGATGTCATTTCTATCCATGTAGTACCTTGACTGTTGGCAATGTAGATTAAATCTTCGCTGTTATGCATCAACAACTGATGACCTGTTCTAGTTCTAATCCTAAAATATTCATTGTAAGGAATGTCAGGTTGATAATCTTTGGTTGTCTTGGCTGTGGTAATATCTACATATTCAACAGGACCTTCATCGGCTGGTTTTTTTCTATGGTAACGATCATCTCCGTCATCCATGGTAATAGTAGTTCCACCAAGACGACTTACCGGAACTGGATTGGTTGTTTCATCTTGTATTCTACCAATCTTAGCCTTCTTGGCATTTTCTCTCCTATCTAACGGTCCTGGTGTACTGATTCCAAATACCGAACTCGGAGCTTCTCTTCTAGATGTTGAAGTCGTAACTCCTCTAACATCGTCTTCTAAAAGTCCTTGTTGTAAGAAGGCGTCAGCAATAGGGTGTACTGGTTTTTTTATCTTATCCGTATCGATCTGTGTTTCATCGCCTTCATTAGGATTACCGTTGAGACGTTTGTTAACTTCACCAACTGGCAAAGGCATCTTGGTATTATATTTCTTTTTATCTTCTTCTGTGAGTTCTACTTCAGTAGTACCACCTATAGACGGAACCATATTATTAGCAAAGCGTGGCGGTATGCATCCAAACCAATAACCTTGGCTAGGATCTCCATCAACAAAACAAACCATAACTGTTACACCAACATCTGGTGGAACAAACCACATTCCGTAAGATTTCTGTGTATCATTGAAATCTGCTTTGTTATTTCCCATGAACTCAAAGCCAGTATAACCAAAGAATGGACTACAATACCTTACAGTGTATGTTTGATTTTCGTCGGCTACTGTATTACCTTGCTGTCTTAAGAGCGTGACTTCTAGATCACCCATAAAACTAGGGTCAAGATGATCTACCACTCTAGCAAGATAAGGTCCTGCTCCGATGTCTTTTGACTGTTGTAAATCTTCTGTTGGTCTAGATAATGTTGCCATGTTTTTCCTTTATTATGCCACTTGTGTTTCGCCGTTTTCTGAAGGTTGATCCGCTACTTCACCTGCATCGCCAAGGTCTTTAGCTGGTTTGACTGGTTCTTTAGTTTCAATAGCAAACTTACTACCGCCTGGAGCAGGTGTGTTAGGTTTGCCGTAATCTGATGCTTGTCCAGGCATCCTTACGCACTTTAATTTTTGTTTGAAAACACCATCATTAAAAATATTTTCACACATTATTACTCGATAGATTCCACCAAACGGACTGCTCGCAGTTTTGCCATTAGGAAAGTTATATAATCCATTACCATCTATCAGTCCTTCGTTAATATCAATAGGAGATCTAAAACCTATATGTATGTAAACATCATTTCCTTCATAGTGAGCCGTACCGTCTTTAGTAATCTGACTCACTCCGCCACCGCCAACCGGCTGAGCAAAATAATTCCCCATTCCGCTGTCAATCATCCAATAAGGGTCGCCTAGAGTTTCTAGATCTATAGTGACCATGTCTGCGCTGCTGCCTTTAACGAATGCGCTATGGAAAGCTTCTGCAACTTCTTTTTCAGTCGAAGTTCCTGAAGAACCGCCTTTAAACTTACTGATCAAATCTGGATCTCTAAATGGTCTAGCTCTACCCGTATTAGCTGTCAACCCGGCTTTGTCTGCATCACCCGATCCAGTTTCTGTTTTCTTAGGAAGATTTTCAGCTGTTCCTTGCCCGTCTGGCGATGCCTGTTTGCCTGCTTTAGCTTCGGCACTAGGGTTCACACCTGCATAGAACAGATTGTTAATATTAATATCAAACTTGAGAATGTCTACGTTCTTGCCAGTGTAGATATAGTTGTAGGACTTGCATATTTTTGTAGCTAAGTCTCCGTATCCTTCGGGACTAGCTGTTGCTGCACTGAAAACGCTTTCGTGAACTAAAAAAGGAACTACTCTAAAAATTATCTTTCTAGCATAGTCACCTGTTAATGAATCAAACTTGTCTTGTTGAAACATTATTTGTATATCAAGTTTAAACCATTTGATAAAACCGTTAGTGACATTTTCTTTTTTAAGAGCATTCATGCCATAGTCAGAGCTAACAATGACTTGATTGATAATAGATGTCAGCGATTGTGATTGAGAAAACTGGAAGGTCCTGCTCTTAGGATCTATCGCCATTTTATCTCGTTTCACTATACCAGTTTTTTCATCTCTCACATCACCATTGCGCTTTGGTACAAATGTTCCCCCAGAACTCTGAGAAAACCCAAAACTTGATTTTCCTATAGGATTGTTTCCATAGTTTCCTGCACCACCTAGGTTAGGAGCAAGGTTAGTTCCTAAGATAGTTTTTTTCTCAGCAGCATTAGGATTTACTGTGGCTTTCTTTTCTTCTAGGGGCGGATTCCCTGTAAACATCTCATAAGTGTTATCAGGAAACTGTATTTCATACACGTCCGGAAATAAAATCTTCTTTTCTTCTACTAGACGTTTTTCATTTTCATTGATAGTTCTACATAGACTCTTTTCACCGGTCACTAAAAGATCACCAACTGTTCCTGGTTCAAAGCCGCCTTCGGCTGTACCTTTACCTGTAGTTCCAGATATCGATATGTCTGTGTAGGTAATGTTTGTAGCATCAGCAAACCCTTGATGGTTCCATGGGATTCCTTCTACTTTATATGTGCTGCCGCCTTCATTGACGCTAAACTTACAACTAACTAGTTTTAGTGTAAAGAATTTAGGTTTTACAGCGGTATAGATATTTCCAACATCATCATAACCTTGGATGTCTAATCTTAAAACAAATGGAGCATTTTGTAGATAGTTTACATAGCCTGCGTTGACTGCTGCTACCTGCATACTTTGTAACAGTAATCCCATACTGTAAGGTTCATAAATGTCAAAACTAAACTTAATAGCATTGCTGTTCCCTGTCTGCGTATTTGCAGAAATAACAGCATTCATAGAAAAGTTGTTGACAAAAAATTCAGGCGATCCGTATGCGGTTTTTACTCTGTTTGAATCAAATCTTCCTGCAGACGAAAATACAACATATTTTAAATCGTTGGGACTATTTCTGTAAGATGCAGGATTATTAAACTGTGCAGGGGTTAGACAAGCCAGTGTCCAAAGAGGAGCATATGATGCATATTTTTCCAAAGGGTTAGGTATAACATTTGTTAACTGAGCTTCTATATTTGCACTAGTCTTTGTGGTATCTTGTAGTAAACTGCTGGCTCCTCCTACTATAGAATCTATAGCTCTAGCAGGATTTAAAAATGTCGAACGTAGAGCCGAGCCTGCGTTGAGTGCATTTCCAACAACATTCTGTACTATGTTAGTACCGTCGGGCTTACGAATAGCATCTGTAATAGAATCAAACCAGGCCATATTAAACTCCTAGAAACTTTTGTAGATTACTTTTCTTAGGAATATAAATGGTCACTCCTGGTTCAAAGTCATAGATAGGATCTCTAATAACATTCATATTCCTTTGAACAAACACCCACCATAGTTTAGATGTTCCATAAAGATCATAGGCAAGAAGATCTGGCCTATGCTTATATTGATTTTCTATAGTATATTTGAAATCATCTGGTTCTGCAGGAACTGGACGAATAGTTAACAACTCCATGTACAGGTTGTTAATATTTGTACTAGCCCACGGAGATGTTTCAGGATATAGTTCTGACATATTAAATGAATCCTACCGTAGAGTTACCAGCACGACGACCTCTTGAATAATCTTCAAGACTGAACTGACGCAATCTCGATCTGTTGTAGATTGGTGATACTGTTACACTTATAGTGCTTAATACAGGAACCCACGTTCTTGTTCCAAAGCTATCACAAAGTATGTAGTTAACGTCATCTTTTAAATCAACAGTAAATGATTTTATAATAACCGGAACGTTGTCAAACACACTAGCACCGTAGCCTGTTAGATTACAAATGATCGGTGGGTTCCCTGCGTTTTCGCCAGTACCAAAAAACATCTTTGTAGCTGTCTTAAAAAATGTAGTTGCCGCTATCCAATATGCGCCATCTGTTGCTGTTTCGCAGGTAAAGTCGCCTGAAATCTGTATATCTTCTATTGTACTATTCTTATAAGAATAAAACTTATAGTTGCTGTGTACGGGATCGATTTCTGTGTAGTTTGATTTAGTAGTAATGTTTATAGATGGGTTGTAAGGCCAGACAACACCACCTGTATTTTCTAAAAGACCAAACATTGGCGATTTAAACATACTCCATTGTGCGTTTATCCTAACACGCCAATCATCAGGTGCTCCTGGATTCAACTTAATAGCTGTTCCTTGTTTTGCAAAAAGCTCTCCACCAGCAGGAAGATTGATGCCTCTTCCTAGACTAAGTAAGTTATTAAGCATACCTGCTGCAGAACTAATAGTACCCGCCAATCCCATTAAACCACCTGCTAGATTTCCACCTGTGAGCTTTCCTATCGCTCCTGAAATGTCAGCAGTAATATTACTTGTGTTTGCTGCAACAGACTGTAAAGAGTTAACGGCGCCACCTACTTGAGACTGTATCTGTCCACCGATGCCTCCGAGAGCACCAAGACTCCCAGGTATTTGATTACCGAAGTTTCCGAGACCTTGTTTAATATTGCCTGTGAAACTGTTTAGACCGCTGCCAATACCACCACTCTGTTGGTTGACCACTGAGTCTAAGTTGGCCTTTGCCAAGGTATTACTGGCATTGCCCATGGCACTGCTTGCTGCGTTAGAGGCCTCTGAGATCTTAGCACCAAGTTGTTGTACCAATAAGGCCTGCGGGTTTATAGATAATCCTGCCATTTTGAACAAATTTCCTCTTTATACTCTATTTATTCTTAATAAAATATGCTATTATTATAAGTACTAGGAGAATGACATCTAATGACTATTCCAAAAATAAAATATCTAACAAATAAAGATCTCCTCAGAGAGATACACCTTAGTAAAAATACATATTGCAGTTTCGATAAGCCTGAACATCACGAATATGATTTGATACTGCCCAGTCTAGACAAAATCAATATTAGAACTATAGCAGAAGCCAAGAGAAATAAGGCTTCTAAGCTCAGTAAGCGAGCCTATGAAGCTGCCCAAGCAGCAGGTGGCAAAAAACTAAGCCCAAAAGATTTTGAAGTAGATTACAAAAAAGTAGCTAAGGTCGATGTAGTGTTTAGGATCATGACTTTCGAGCATATCCCGTTAGCACCAGGAAGAAAAAAGACTCTTAAAAATACTGCCGACAGCCACGAAAAAATCAACTTTCCTCCATTCCAACATTGGAAGTTTGACGACAACGATAACCTTATCTGCGTAGGTAAAAGCCACTGGAAAGGTGGGCTTGTCAAAGGTGTTTACAGCAAGGACCACGGAAAGATGACTGACAATCTTGCCCGCATGTTCTTGAAGCTCTGTGATCGTTATGCTACTCGCGGCAACGTCCGTGGCTATACCTACAATGATGAAATGAAGGGCCAGGCCATTTTGCAGCTCACACAGATAGGACTACAGTTTGACGAATCTAAATCAGATAATCCGTTTGCTTACTATACTGCTGCTGTCACTAATAGTTTCGTTCGTATCATTAATATTGAGAAGCGGAATCAAAATATCCGAGATGATATCTTAGAAATGAACGGAATGACTCCTAGTTGGACTCGACAAAATAGTGGCAGTTCTACAGCACCAGCAGCACCAGCAGCCCCTGTAAGCAGTGATGATTGGGATTGACTTGATTCAAAAAGAATTGTACACTATTAGTGGAGTAGACAAAATCAATGTTTAAAAAAGTTGCCTGTTTTACAGACATCCATTTTGGATTAAAATCTGGTAGTAGGATCCACAATCAAGACTGCGAAGATTTCGTAGATTGGTTCTGCGAAACTGCCAAACAAGAAGGTGCAGAAACCTGTATCTTCCTTGGTGACTGGCATCATAATCGATCAACGACTGATGTTAGTACCATGAACTATACTGTTAGCAATCTAGAAAAACTAAACAACAGTTTTGATCATGTATATCTGATCATGGGCAACCATGATGAATACTACAAGGACAAACGTGAAATACACAGCCTAGAGTTTGCTAGACTGTTTCCTAATATCACGGTAGTGAACCAAACCATAACTGATGGCGATGTAACTATCATGCCATGGCTTGTTGGTGACGAGTGGCAGAAGATTCCTAAGATCAAGAGCCGTTATATGTTTTCGCATCTTGAGCTTCCGCATTTTTATATGAACGCCATGGTGCAGATGCCAGACCACGGTCAGTTGCAGTCTACACACTTTGCTAATCAAGAATATGTGTTTACAGGGCATTTCCATAAACGACAGACCAAAGGCAATATCGTTTACATCGGCAATGCGTTTCCGCACAACTATGCAGATTCGTTTGATGACGATCGAGGTATGATGCTGCTTGAATGGGGTAAGGAGCCTGTTTATAAGACATGGCCTGGTCAACCCATTTATAGGACCTATAAGCTAAGTCAAATCATTGATACTCCCGACAAGCTATTGCGTGAAAAGATGCATTGTCGTGTTACTATTGACTTGCCTATCACTTTTGAAGAAGCTAACTTTATCAAAGAACAGTTCATGCCACAATATAATCTGCGTGAACTGATGCTTATTCCTGAAAAAGTAGAAGTTGAAAGTAATGCTGTAGCGATAGATCTTAAGTTTGAAAGCGTCGATACTATCGTCATGAACCAAATCAATGCTATCGAAAGCGATACCTATGACAAAAAACTGTTACTGGAGATCTATAGAGACCTATGATAAAGATTAAAAATCTAACAGTTAGAAACTTTATGAGCGTGGGCAACCAAACCCAAGCTATCGACTTTGACCGTGGACAGCTGACCTTAGTCTTAGGTGAAAATCTAGATCTAGGAGGTGATGACTCTGGCGCCCGTAACGGAACAGGCAAAACTACAATCATCAACGGACTGAGCTACGCTATCTATGGTCAAGCCCTAACTAACATCAAGCGTGATAATCTTATCAATAAGATTAACAGCAAAGGTATGTTGGTTACAGTTACCTTTGAAAAAGATGGTGTTGAATATCATATCGAACGTGGACGAAAACCTAATCTTCTCAAGTTTAGTGTAAACGGAGAGGAGCAAGATCTTGAAAATGCCACTGACGAAAGTCAAGGCGACTCTCGAGAAACACAAAAAGCTATCGAAGAAATATTTCCAATGACCCATGAGATGTTTAAACATCTTGTGGCGCTGAATACCTATACTGAACCGTTCCTTAGTATGAAGGCTGCTGATCAACGAGCCATCATTGAACAGCTATTAGGTATTACTCTGCTCAGTGAAAAAGCAGAAAATCTCAAAGAACAAGTTAAACTAACCAAAGATGCTATCAACAGTGAAAACACAAGGATTGAAACTGTTAAAGCATCTAACGATCGCATACAACAAAGCATCGAAGCACTAGAAAGAAAACAAAAACTGTGGGAAGAACAAAAGACCAAAGCAGTCACTGACCTACAGAAAAGCATCGATGTACTGTCAACTATTGATATTGAGCAAGAGATCTCAAATCAACGTGCTCTAGAAGAATGGAATAAGAATAAAAAGGAACGTGATAGAGTACAGGCTCTGTTGGCTAAGTCTATAGCCACACTAGAAAAAGAACAAAAGACTCTTAAAAAACTAGAATCTGAGTTGGTCTTGTTAGCTGAACACAAGTGTCATAGCTGTGGTCAGGATCTGCATGACCACAAGCACGAAGAAATGATGACTAATAAGGTCAAACAGATCGATGACGCACAGTCCTTTATAGATAACCATGCCGATGATCTAATGAAACTGCAAGGCGAAATGGATCTACTAGGAGAACAAACTGATTGTCCTAAGGTTGTCTATGAAAATCTAGAAGAAGCACTTAATCATAAGAACACTATCGAAGGCCTTACTAAAGATCTACAGACTAAAACTTCTGAAGTAAACCCCTATCAAGAACAGATCGAAGAACTTAAGAAAACTGCGGTACAAGAGATTGATTGGGATCAACTAAATGAACTAGTACGAGTTAAAGAGCATCAAGAGTTTCTATACAAACTACTCACTAACAAAGATAGTTTTGTACGCAAACGCATCATTGATCAGAATCTAGCGTTCTTAAATCAGCGATTGACCTATTATCTCGATAAGATTGGTCTGCCTCATATCGTCGAGTTTCAAAATGACCTAAGTGTCATCATTACACAGCTAGGTCAAGATCTAGATTTTGATAATCTAAGCCGAGGAGAACGTAATAGGTTGATACTAAGTCTAAGTTGGGCGTTCCGTGATGTGTGGGAGAATCTATATCATAACATCAACTTGCTGTTTATTGACGAGTTAGTAGATAGCGGCATGGACGCCAGCGGTGTTGAATCTAGTATCGCTGTATTAAAACGCATGACTCGTGAACGCGATAAGAATGTGTTCTTGATCAGCCATAGAGATGATCTAACTAATCGTGTAAACCATGTGTTAAAAGTTATTAAAGAAAACGGTTTTACTAGTTATAGCAATGACGTGGAGATCGTAGCGTGAACATCAACAGTAGAATCATAGCTTTGTCAAACATGACCCTTCTTAGGGCAGAAGTTCCTGTCAATCTTTTAAGGATAATGTTAGATGAAATAGATCAAATAGAAAAAGACGAGGGGTCTGCAGAAGAAACTAAGTCTGGACTATCTTCTCCTGGCGTTCCTAAGCACTATAGATTTACCAAGTCTACAGAAGATCTACTAAAGGAGTATATTTTAGAATGTACTCAAATGTATAGAGAAAGTTGTCACTATTTAAAGACCTTTGATTCTCCTAAAGTTGAACCGCAATATTATTGCGAACGTCCATGGATTAACTTTCAAAGAGCTGGAGAGTTTCTTCCTAATCATATGCATGGCGGTGTACTAAGTTATACCATATGGCTAAGGATTCCGGAAGTCATTGACGATACTAAAGATCCATTCTCTGGACAACTAGAGTTTACCTACACAGATATGCTAGGAAGAACTCAAGGTGCTACTATGGGTGTTAACAAATACAGCGTTGGACAGACTATGTTATTTCCTAGTCTACTAAGACACTGTGTATATCCATTTAGCAACTCTGACGAAATACGAATATCTGTATCAGGTAATGTGTTTCTTGGACAAGAACCGTGAGTACAGAATCACACGACAAGATGATTGCTGCTTTTCAAGAATATTTCAAGTGGCAAGAACGATTTGAATACAAGCACAGCGACGAAGCTGGCATTAAGGCACGATTTTGGCTATCAGAAATACGCAATGAGGCATCAAAAAGGCGAGTAGAAATACAAGAAAAACGCAAGGAAAGGCGCAAAGCCAGAAAAGGCATGAGAGGCAAACCACTGTCTATAACTAAATGAGTGCAGTGGACATATCAAAATCAACCCGTAGAAGAAATACCTGAAGGCTACATTGGCTTCGTTTATCTCATCACCAACACAACCACCGGACAGAAGTACATAGGCAAGAAACTAGCACAGTTTAAACGTACTAAACCACCACTCAAAGGCAAAAAACTTAAACGCAGAAGCACAGTAGAAAGCGATTGGCGCGATTACTGGGGTTCTAGCGATAGGTTAAACGCAGATGTCCAAGCATTAGGTCCGGAAAACTTCACCCGAGAAATACTCTACTACTGTAAATCTAAGGCAGAAATGGGCTATTTAGAGGCTAGAGAACAGTTTGAACGCAGAGTTTTAGAAACTGACGAGTATTATAATGGCATTATAAACGTCAGAGTAGGCGGTTCAAACATACTTAGGCAGCGTCTAGAAGAGCATAAAAAGGCCAAATAATCGCCAAAAAAACCCGCACCGGTGACTGTTATGGTGCCCGAAATCCGCTCTGATGTGTGGCGGTAAGGAAGCTCTACCTTGGTGAAGAGCGACTCAACCACTATCCTTAACAGGACGTTGATAGCAAAGACCTTGCTGTTTGGTTGTTTTTGAGAGCGAAATAAGGCAAAATGAGGGGAGAAAAACCCCACGTATACGTAAGTGATAGCAGATTTACGTATGCCGCCGTTGTATAAAGACGGAGCTCGAGGTACCGGACAACCGCCTCTGTAATGCTCTACTGCTGTGTGACTTGCCGAACTCGGATAAAGCTCAAACTTTTAGCCCGGAAACGGGCTAAGTGTGACCATTAGAATCTGGATAATGCTAAACTTTCCGCTTCGCGGAAAAAAGATTTTTAGATCATCTAGATAAAAATCTAAAAAAAGAAAAAATGCGCTGAGCGTAAGCGAAAGCGCAAACGAGCGTTAGCTCGTTTTACCGATAAATAAACATATGAATACTTTTCTGCTTGAACAACATATGGCTGATTCTCGAGAAATACTAAGAGAATCCTGTTATTACCTAACTCTAGATCAAAGAAGGATTGTAGAAGGCTACTACCGCGACATGCTTCCACTGATCGAAGCATCATTAACCGCTGATCAGATCACACAGATATTTGGTGAGATCGAAAAGCAAAGTATCGCAGGTGGACAAAGCAGAACAGTCATTGGTGCTGGCAAAGATGCTATCAAGAAAGCAGATGAAATCATCAACAAAGCAGGACGTTGGCTACAGGACACTACTCCTGTTAAAGCATTTGATCAAAAGTTTGAGGACCTAAAAGCCAAGGTCGCTGAGAAGTTTCCAGATCTAGCAGAAAAAACCGCGGCCTTAGGTGAGTGGGTCAAGGCCAATCCTGGTAAATCAGCAGCAGTCATCGGCATACTCACAGCACTAGCTTCACTAGCAGGTGGTCCTGTAGGCGGTGCTATCGCTGGTCAGGTCTTGCGTGGTGCCAATGAACTGCTCAAAGGTGAGAAACTATCCACTGCTATTGGCAAAGGTATCAAGACAGCGGCTCTGGGTTATCTATCTGGTAAAGCCTTTCAAATGTTGGGCAACTGGATGGCTGGATTCCGTGAGCAGTCTATACCATTTGGTCCTGAGGATGCAGGACTTGAACAGATCAGTTGGGACGCTAGTAAAACACTAAGAGCTCCAGGCATGGAGTGGACACAGACCACTCAAGGATTCAATGCCTTAGTTAAACCTGAAGAAGCCAGTGCTATCCGTGCTGCGATGAATCTAGTTAAATCCGGAGGTGATGGTGCTGCTGAAGGTTTTGATCAACTTAAAAATATAGCAGACATAGTTAGAAGCCAAGAATATACGTCTAGCATGGATCAACTAGTCCAAGGTGCATGGAAGGCTGCTAAGGATAATGACAGCCTACTACAGTTTATCAATGCTACCAAGACTGGCATGCAGGCTGCTTCGCAGGGTGCAGTGGCAGCAGCTGGAGCAGCAGCACCAGCTAAACAAGAAAGTTATTATCTACAGACTCGTCCACTCAGCGAAGGACAGGTCTATATGATCGTGAATCGTGTTCTTACTGAAGCAGGATTCTTGGACAAGGCCAAGGAGCTAGGTGGCAAGGCTCTAGGCGCAGTGACCAAAGGTGTTGCCTGGGCAGGCAAACAGGCCACTGAAAAGGTCACATCCGCCAAACTATTAGCTGCATGGAAGCTAGAAGGTTCGCCTACAGACTCTGAGCAGCTGAGAAAGTTCCTACAGAACTATGGCGGCATCGATCCTAAGATCGTGGATCAGGTCTACACAGACATGAAACTGCCTGTAGGACCTCAGGAACCTACGCTAGATCCTGTCAAAGCTACCAGTGCATACATGCAGATCAAAGACCAAGTATTAAAGTTAAATAAGAAACAGCAGAAGCGTATCATGGCATACCTGCAAAAAGACCTAGGAACCGCATAAAATGAAATTAAATGAAATCATAACTGAATCAGAACAACAACATCTAGAATATCTTGAAGAAGGTCCTCTAGGAAGCCTAGGCACAGCAGTAGGCAAAGGGGTAGGCGGATTGGCCAAAGGTGTAGGAGCCGTAGCAGGCGGTGTTGCAGGTATTGGCAAAGCCTTCAAGAAAGGTTATGCCACTGGCAAAGCCACAGTAGCAGGCGATCCTGATCCTTATCCAGATGCTCCAGACGCAGCAGCACCCGCAAAAAGTGCGGCAGCAGCACCCGCAGGCGGAGAAGAACCAGCAGCGGCAGCACCTGCAGGTGGAGCAGCAGCAGCTCCAGCAAGTGGCGCTAGCGCACCCGCAGCAGGTGGCGCAGGTTCAGCTCCTGGAAATACAACAAATGTTAATGTATCAGGCGGTAATGCAGCCGGAGGCGCAGCAGCACCAGCTACTACCGCCGCAGATGCTAATGCACAAGGTCCTAAAGGTACAGCACCCGCAAAAGCACAGACAGGTGCAGCAGCACAAGCCATGAAGAAAACAGCAGATGCTACCGCAGGCGCAGGTGCAGAAAAAGCAGGACAGACAGTCTATGCACAGGTCAAAGCATCATTGAACCAGCTAGACAAGAAAGGCAAGCAACGTATCCTACAGCTACTACAAAAATCTCTAGCACAACCTGGACCAGCTGACCAAAAAGCAGCGGCAGGTGCAGCAGCACCAGCAGCAGGTGGTGCTCCAGCAGCAGAACCAGCAGCGGCAGCAACTCCTCCGGGAGCTCCTCCAGCACCAGCAGGTTCAGAACCAGCAGCAGAACCAGCAGCCGCAACAGCAGCACCAGCAGCCGCAACAGCAGAACCAGTAGCAGGTGGCGCAGCAGCACCAGCACCAAAACGCACTGGTGGCAAAGTTGCCGGACAAGTTAGCCAAACACCTGGCGCTATCAGAAAACGTCAAGCTCGTGCCGCTAAGAAAGGTGCAGCAGAGCCAGCACCAGGCGCAGCACCTGATCAAGCTACTATCGATGCTGACCGTGAGCGTATCATGGGACCAACTAGCGACAGCATTATTCGCACAGGCAACAGTCTAAGCGAAGCACTAGCAGCTAAGATTGAATCTAAGAAGCGTGAGATATTTGAAGTTGAGTTAGTCAACGGTCGTGCGAGCTTGTTCAGAAAATGAGAATCAGTGAACTGATCGAAAAAAATCTAGAAATAGATAATACAGATCCTTACGATAAAGGAAAAAAGTTTGGTCAAAAACTATTAAGTCCTTTATCGTGGATTAACACTGATTCTGATAAAGAAAAAGTTGATCCTAATCTTATACAGAATCCTGCCGCTTTTATGAGCAGTGGACAAAATAGTCTAGATCTAGTAATACGAGGTAAAGCTCTTTATTCAGCAGACAAAACATTTATACAACGTGTACTAGATCAGATAACCAGTGGGCAGATGAAACCCTCTAACGATATTGATGCTAAAGCATTGGTGTCAGGTTTAAGAGCAGCACTTAGTGGTAGAGCTGCTAATCCTCAGCAGATTGAAGCTATCAAACAGTTCCACAAACAGTTCCGTTAAAAAAACGGCAATCCAGATTTCTTAGTAGTTTCTAAATTTTCTTTGATTATCTCACCTATGATCTGTCTTTCTTCATAGCTGAGATGCATAGCTTCAGAAAAACTCATTCCGCGCATATACCAACAGAGCTTCATGGCTTCTTTTTTGATTTCTCTAGCCTGTGCGTCTAGTTTCGCAGATTCCTGTAAAATCTCCGGCAGAGATAGATTTAAGATTTTACTACGAAAAAATTTGATTGGTCCATAGTGATAGGAATATCAAACGTTTCCTTACACTCTCCGCACTGGACATTTTGAGCTTTTAGCTCAACTTGCTCTCTTAACAACTTAAGGCGATCTTGTATTTGATCAAAGATATCCTTGCTAGTGTTATTGATAAACTCTTTGATGATTTTTTTATCAGTAGTTTCACCATCGGGTGTTACGACTCGACTAATACACTCAGCTACAATCTCAACAGTTAGTTCTGTGAGCTTGACAAAGCTCTTGCCAAACTGATCAACTTTTTGCTCGTCAGTTAACTTTTCATCATTGATGATTGTGAATATCTTTTGTTGCTCTAAAGTCTTAAGTTGTGTCTTTGTAACTTCTTGATATGTATACGGTCTAATATAGATCTGTAAGGGATCTACTTCGATCATATCTCGGTATTCAAATGCAGCAAACAATGCCATCCAGTTGTTAAGATCAATGTCATAGGTGTTTTCTGCATTACAATAAGGACAGTTAGAATCGATCTCCATCTTTTCGCCATAGGTAGCGATTCGAATAGCGATCAGTGCAAAATCAAGATCGATAGCAGGCATTAACCAAGGATCTTTGATAGCAGGTATACAACTTTTAATAAGTTCTACAGTGCTAGCACCAGTAAGCAGAGCATCTGGTGTTTTAAACAGTAGTTCATCCTTGGCTGTCATAGCATATACAGGATATTCTTCGTTGGTGCTGACATCTAGAGCACCAGGAGGATAAAACCGTCCTTTACTAGGCAGTTTTACATATAGTTTTGGTTGTCTGTACCAACCCGCTAAGGGATTCTTTTTAGGTTGATTGACATTCTCTAGATCACTCATTTTTTCTCCAATAAATAATATTGTATCATATGCCAGTATTTATATACGCATAAAACCATGGAAAACTAAAGATGGCAGCATCCGTCCTAATAGACATACCCGGAGTTGGAACAGTAGAAGCCAAAAATGCGGCCTCTGAAGCCACGCTACAGGAAATATTAAAAGTAGTTAGAAAAGCCGATAAAGAAACCGGGGGATTTAAAAAGAATCCTGGGGACAAAGGCGGTGGTGGCGGTGGCGACACCGGAGGTGGTGGCGGCGGATCTAAAGCTGGTAGCGGCCTGGAATCTCTAGGAAAGCTAGCCTACGCAACAGGTTTTGCATTTGCTAAAGTTGAAAAAGCAGTAAAATGGACTACTGGTGCTATCGTAGGGCTTGGTGAAGGTAGCACAAAACTCATAGAACAGTTTTCTAAAGTAGGAGATGATGTTAACAGTGCGGCCGCAGTATTCAGTAAGGTTCCTATTGTTGGAACGATGTTTAGTGCGGTAGCAGCCGCAGCTTCTGGAGTAGTTAAATCATATCAAGATGCCGCAGCCAGTGGAGCTACATTCACAGGTAGTGTTAATCAGTTTGCTGCCGCAGCCAGTGGAGCAGGTATGACAATGGCCGATTTTGGTGCATTAATAAGAAACAACGGCGCTGGCATGCTTGGGTTTGGAACAACGGTTGAAGATGGTGCAAAGAGATTTGCACAGGTGTCAAAAGCCTTAAGAACCTCTAGTGGTGAACTATATGCACTTGGGTATTCTACTCAAGATATTAATGAAGGCCTCGCTAAGTACGGTTCATTGTTAAGACAACAAGGTCTACAAGGTAATCAAACAAACGCACAGTTAGCCAGCGGTGCTAAAAATTATCTAAAAGAAATGGATGCGTTAGCCAAGATAACTGGTGAAGAGCGCAAAGCAAAAGAAGCACAAGCAGAAGCACTAGCAAAAGATGCTCAGTTCCAAGCAGCATTGGCCGGAGCCAGTGAAGAAGTAAGAAATAGTTTTCGAGATACAGTTCTACAGTTTAAAAATCCCGCACTACAAAACTTTGCCAAAGACGTTATGGCAAACGGTGTTGCTACCACTGAAGAAAATCAAAAGATTATGGCCATGATGCCTAAATCAGCAGCCATGCTCGCAGAGTTTAATGCTAAAATAGCACGTGGCGAAACAATCAGTGTTGAAGAAAGAAACAGATTAAACAATCTAATGAAAGTAGAAGGCGGAGCAGCACTAAAAAATATTAAAACAGCAGGTGCCGCTAGTCAAGAGCTATCAGGGACTGTTAATGCTCTAGCAGGTACGCAAGAAATTAATACAGACGCTGTTAAAAAAGCAGGAGAACAACAAGCAGAAGCTGCTAAGAAAACTGACGGTATGAATGCACAGATGGAAGCTACTAAACAAAGGTTAGCAGAATTTAGTAACGCTTTTCAAATGGCTCTGGCTAATAGCGGTCTATTAGATTTGTTGTTAAAAGCCTTTGAGTTTGTAGCAAATATAATAATGACTTTTGTTGTGCCTATTTTTCAAATGTTTGCTCAGGTAATAAACTCAGCAGGTTCAACATTTATTGATCTTTTAATGCCCGCAGTTACAGCTCTAGCAGATTTTTTTGTAACAAACGTTCTTCCTATTTTAAATCGACTAACAGGAATAATAATAGGCGAAGTCATTCCTGCATTTGTTGAAGCTATACAAACTACCTTGGAAGATCTCAAACCTGCATTCGAATGGATTTCTAATGTTATCAAAGATTATGTTATTCCAATCTTTAAGAATGTAGCATTGTTTATCGCAGATAACCTAACTCCAATATTGATAGGAGTTGTTGGAGCATTTGTAACAATGAAAGCTATACAGCTCGCTTCTATGATTCCCTCGATGATAGCTACTGCTGCACAGGCATTTGCAACTGCGGCAGCATTTATTCCTTTGATTGCAGGAGTTGTGGCAGCCACGTGGCCGTTTTTAGCCATAGCTGCTGCCATCGCCGCTGCTATCTATGTGTTTAAAAAACTAGGTGGTGATACACAGGTTGTGTCTGATGCATTTAGCTGGTTAGGTAAACAGTTCAAGTCTATGTTCCTTATGCTCAAGGAAGGTATATTAGTTTTCCTAAATGCTATTCCTGGTATGCGTGGAGACTACGATAAAGATATTAAAGACATACAGGAAGAACGAAAAAAGAATAGCGAGGAAGCAACTCAGCTTGAAAAAGACATGGCTGAGCGTATGAGGAAAAACAGAGAAGCTCAAGAAGCTGAAGCAAAAGCCGAGGCCGCAAAAGAAGAAGCTGATAACAAGAAAAAAGAAGCTCGTCGTCAGAATGCTAAAGATATCGAAGAGAATCTTGCTAAGAAAGAAGAAACACTGTTCAAGAATGGTTTATCAATTAAAGGAGCTAGTTTGGCTGCTGACAAAAAACATGCAGACAAAAAAGAAGAGATTGCTGATAAAGCAGAAGAAGCAGAAAAGAAACTAGCAAATGTTGATTATAACACTACTGATTCTATTTCATTATTGAAACAGGTAGCAACACAACAAGGAAGTGATTTAGTTCCACAGGCAGCTAAAACTGTAGGAAGAGAACCAGCCCCTGCTTCGGCTTCTGCAGGTGCAGATACTACTAGAAGAGAAATTGCAGCGGTCAGCGAAGAAGAAAGAGCTAAAAAAGCCAAAGAAGCAGCCGAGCGTCAAGCCAGAGAAAGTGGAGGTGGTTCAACTACTAATCCAGCAGCTCCAAAGTCTCCGACCCAAGCTCAAGAATCCGCCGAGTCATTGCTTGCACAGTTAAATACTAAGATGGATCAACTTCTAAGAGTAAATCGAGAATCGTTTAATGTTGCCGAGCGCCAACTAAGCGTTACTAGAGGTCTAAGCAAAGACATGTTTAACATTTAAGGTACTGCAATGAGTTGGAAAAAATATTTTACGCCGGTTAACACTAATGTCCAAAAGGCAGGGTTTAGTCCTATTTCAGGAGCCACACGCCCTGGACCAGCACGATCAAACTACAGCAGTTACCTACCGGATGTCTATGCAGGCTCGCCAAACCGTATCGAACGATATATCCAATATGACACAATGGATATGGACTCAGAAGTTAATGCAGCACTGGATATCCTTAGTGAGTTTTGCACACAATCAGATAAAGAAAACGATACAGCTTTCCAGGTAAAATACAAAGGAAAACCGACTGCCGTAGAAGTTAGATTGATCAAAGACAGTCTACAAAAATGGTACAAGGAAAATGATTTTGAAACAAGAATCTTCCGTATCGTGCGTAACACATTTAAGTATGGAGATTGTTTCTTCATACGTGATCCAGAAAACAAAAAATGGTTGTATGTAGACCCTACCAAGGTTACAAAAATCATCGTCAATGAAAGCGAAGGTAAGATTCCTGAGCAGTACACGCTCAAAGATATTAACTTTAATTTCAAGAACTTAATAGCAGTAACACCGCATCAAACCACAAACACACAGCCTAGTGGTACATCTTATTACACCACAGCAGGTGGATTTGGTCGAGGCTTTACAGGTGATGCTGCCCGCCCACCTGGCACACGTTTCAGTAACCAAGTTAATGAAGTAACTGTTGATGCCAAACACATGATACATATCAGTCTTTCAGAAGGACTTGATCAAAACTATCCATTTGGTAACAGCCTACTAGAATCAGTATTCAAAGTCTACAAGCAGAAAGAACTGCTCGAAGATGCTATCATTATCTATCGTATACAACGTGCTCCAGAACGTAGAATCTTCTACGTGGACGTTGGAAATATGCCAGCACACATGGCTATGGGATTCGTTGAACGTGTTAAAAACGAAATACAACAACGACGTATTCCAAGTGCTACAGGTGGTGGACAGAACGTCATAGACGCTAGTTATAATCCTCTAAGTGTAAACGAAGATTACTTCTTTCCGCAGACTGCAGAAGGTCGTGGATCAAAAGTTGAAACACTTCCAGGCGGTACTAATCTAGGTGAAATCACAGATCTACGCTATTTTACCAACAAGCTATTCCGTGCTCTGCGTATTCCAAGTAGCTATCTGCCTACACAGATTGACGAACAACCAAACAATATCGCAGACGGTAAGGTAGGAACAGCCTACATACAAGAACTGCGTTTTAACAAATACTGCGAACGTCTACAGAGTCTTATCATTGAAGCTTTTGACACAGAGTTTAAACTTTGGTTAATGGATCAAGGGGTCAATATCGACAACACTTTATTCAAACTCAAGTTCAACACTCCTCAAAACTTTGCCGCTTATCGTCAAAGTGAACTTGATACTGCTCGCGTAGCAACATTCGCACAAGTACAACAGATTCCGCATCTGAGCAAACGTTTTGCTATGAAGAGATTCTTGGGCATGACCGAAGAAGAAATCAAAGAAAATGAACAGATGTGGAGAGAAGAAAACGGCAGCAAACTAGCACCGCCTACTGATGCACAGGGAGAAATGCGTGGAGCAGGAATCACTCCTGGAGGTATCGCAGGCGATGTAGCAGGGCAAGAAGCTGAAGCAAGTCCAGATATGGCCGCAGCAGCCGAGGGCGAAGCAGCTACAGGAGCTGAACCAGGAGCTGGAGCTGCACCTCCGCCTCCCGCAGCATAATAATAAATACAATATGCTTCTACGAGAGTTCATCTATTTTAACGACAATATTAATGACTTTGCTGTTGATCGCCGATACGATAACAGCAAGGACAGTTCTGTTTTGGAAAAAGGTGATACACGTAAAGTGCGTCTTACACTAAGACAAATCAATCAACTAAGGCTGCAAGCCGAAGCTCACAAAGCTGAAGTAGAGAGCGAATCTGCTTTTATACAACAAATGTATGCAACCCCAGTTGAGCAACCAGCACAATAACATAGCTTTTGTATTAGGAAACGGTAAAACTCGGTTAGCAGCAAACGCAAACGAGCTACTGAATCTTGGTATCGTCTATGGCTGTAACGCCATATATCGCGAACTTAATCCACATTTTTTAATAGCCGTTGACGTAAAAATGGTCAACGAAATCATCGGTACGGGCTATCACAGATGCAACCAAGTGTGGACTAATCACAACAAAGGCATCGTAGATCACAAAGATATTAACTTTTTCCATCCGCATAAAGGTTGGAGCAGTGGTCCTACAGCATTACATATGGCTGCTAGCAGAGGACACACTGAGATCTACATACTAGGGTTTGATTATCAAGGCGAAAAAGGACTAGTAAACAACATATACGCAGACACAAACAACTATAAAAAAAGCTCTGAACCTGCGACTTATTATGGAAACTGGATGGCTCAGACCGTTAAAACTATCAAGGAATTTCCAAAAACAAAGTTCATTAGAGTTATAGAACCCAGCGATTTTAAGCCGGTAGAACTGACTACAGACCTCGGAAACCTTTCACATATGACTTATCGTTATTTCTTTGAAAAATTTCCAACGGCTATATATTCTGATCAAAACGATCAAAAAACTACCATTTAAACCCGATTTAAAATATATGTATTAAATAAAACACAGCCTAACCACATCTTGAAGGAGAATACTATGGCAGATAAGAACCTATTGACTCAGATGCTTGAGCATCTAGTTAACGATGATTCAGCTAAAGCTGAAGAACTATTCCACGAATACGTGGTACAAAAATCCCGCGAAATTTATGAAGATTTGATCGAATCAGAGATCAAAGACGAAGAAGACGAAGAAGTTGAAGAAGCAACTGAAGAAGATGATGAAGAATCAATGGAAGAATCTTCTGAATCAGATGACGAAGAAATGGACGAAAACTTCGAAGATATCGCTATCGAAGGCGACGACGAAGAAGACGATATGGGCGGCGACGATATGACAGGTGATCTAGAAGGTGATCTAGACATGGGCCCAGAAGAAGGCGAAGAAGAAGAAAAGTCCGAAGAAGAATTGTTCCAAGACCTAGACGCTATCGTTGATGAACTACAAGCTAAGTTCGACGAGCTAAAGGGCATGGAAGCTGGTGAGCACGAAATGGACGGTGACACTGGTGAAGAAGAAATGGAAACATTTGGTGACCCACAACTAGCAACAGTTCGTGAGTACGTAGAAAAAGTTCCAGCAGGTCACGGTGTTGAAAAGAAAGGTGGCGCAGAAGGTCAACTAAGCGGCACAGGTTCACAAAGTGACAAGCCAAGCGTTAATACAAAATCTATCGTAGCAGGTAAGAATGACATGGGCGGTACAGCTAGCAATCTTAACCAAGCCTACGAAGATGGCAGCGTTACACACGCAGGCGCAGAAGGCGGTGCTCTAAAAGGCAACGGCCTAAGCGATACTAAAGCAAAGGATATGAATACAGGTAACATCAATGTTCCCGGCGGCAAAGCAGGCGATGCTTTCAAGAAAAACTCCGCTGGACATGGTGCAGAGAAAAAGGGCGGTGGCGAAGGCGTTCTAAGTGGTACAGGTAATCACAGCGATAAGCCAAGTGTCAACACCCAAAGCCTTTTCCGTGGTCGTAGATAATAGGATCGTAAACCGGTGAAAACTACTCTAGCAGAACATTTGAGTTACGACCAGGCTAAGATTGTCCTTGAGAGAGACGAAGGCAGCGACGGTAAAAAGTCGCTGTATCTCAACGGGATTTGCATTCAGGGCGACATTAGGAATGCAAATCAACGTGTTTATTCTTCTCAAGAGATTGGCAAGGCTGTCAAGACTCTCAACGAACAGATCGCTGGTGGTTACTCCGTGCTAGGAGAAGTTGATCATCCTCAAGATTTACGCATCAATCTAGATCGTGTTTCGCACATGATCACGAAGATGTGGATGGACGGTCCTAACGGCTACGGAAAACTTAAAATACTCCCTACTCCAATGGGTCAACTAGTACAGACAATGTTGGAGTCGGGAGTTAAACTTGGCGTTTCCAGTCGAGGCTCAGGCGAAGTCGACAATAGCGGAAATGTACAAGGATTTGAAATAATCACAGTGGATGTAGTCGCACAACCAAGCGCCCCAGGCGCTTATCCCACTCCAGTATATGAACATCTGATGAACAACACAGGTGGTTATCAGGCATTTAAAATAGCACAAGAAGTCCAAGGCGATCCAAAGGCACAAAAATACATAGCAGAAAGCTTGGTGAGAATCATCAAGAAACTGAGATAACAAGGAGAATCACATGTTAGATATCGTAAAACAGTTGTTTGAAAACAATGTGATTTCCGAAGAAATCAAATCGGAAATTGAATCCGCTTGGGAAGCAAGGATTCAAGAAAACCGTGAACAAGTCACTGCTACGCTACGTGAAGAATTTGCACAGAAATACGAATATGACAAGCAGGCTATGACAGAAGCTGTCGAAGCCATGCTTACAGATCGTCTACAAGCAGAACTAGGTGAGTTTGCAGAAGACCGCAACAGCCTAATCGAAGCTCGTGCTAAGTATGCCAAAAAGATGACCGAAGATGCGAAAGTGTTGGAGTCATTTGTATTGCGTAACTTAAACAAAGAACTGTCAGAACTACACGCAGATCGTAAAGCAGTTGCAGAGAATATCGCAAGATATGAATCCTTTATCGTGGACGCACTGGCGAAAGAAATCGCAGAATTCCACGCTGACAAGAAAGACCTAGCTGAAACTAAAGTACGTTTAATCCGTGACAGCAAAGCTAAGTTTGAAGCTATCAAGAAAGATTTCATCAACAAGTCAGCAAGTATCATTGAAGAAACAGTCGCAAAAGGACTGCGTTCTGAAATGTCACAGCTTAAGGAAGATATCGACGCAGCTCGCAAGAATGACTTTGGTCGCAGGATCTTTGAATCGTTTGCCAGCGAATACGCTGCAAGTCATCTAAATGAAAAATCCGAAACTGCAAAACTATTAAAAGTAGTAGCGCAGAAGGAAATTGAGTTGGAAGAAGCAGCTAAAATTGTTGCAGAAACACAAACCCAAGTAGCTGAAAAAGATCGTGAACTACGAATCATCAAGGAATCGGCACAGCGCAAAGACATCATGTCTGAGTTGCTAAACCCGCTAGCTGGTGACAAGCGTACAGTAATGAAAGAGTTACTTGAATCAGTACAAACTGAAAAGCTACGTGCAGCTTTCGACAAGTACTTGCCAGCCGTTATGAACGGAGCAAGTGCGCCAGCGAAGAAAGCACTAACAGAGGCGAAAGAAATCACAGGCAATAAAGAACAGGCACAAACTTTCGGCGGCACAGAAACCAAGACTGCCGAAATCTTTGACATCCGCAGGCTTGCGGGACTAAAAGTTTAAGGAGAACTATAATGTCACAACTACTCGAGTCACGCTGGTCGGAAACCAAAGAGGCACTACTTGAAGGCCTACAAGGTAACAAGCGTTCAGTAATGGCAACAACTCTAGAGAATACCCGCAAGTATCTCGCAGAAGCTGCTACTGCTGGTGCTACTTCCGCTGGCAATATTGCAACACTAAATCGTGTGATCCTTCCAGTGATCAGACGTGTAATGCCAACCGTTATTGCTAACGAGTTGGTAGGCGTACAGCCACTAACTGGCCCAGTTGGTCAGATCCACACTCTACGTGTTCGTTACAGCGACAGCTTTAACAGCACAAGTGGTACTGATATCACAGCTGGTGATGAGGCACTAAGCCCATTCAAGATTGCTGAAGGCTATTCTGGCAGCAAGTCTGACAAAGCAGCTACTACAGCAGCAATGGAAGGCGTAGCTGGTAACAGACTAAGCATTCAAATCTTGAAACAAACTGTCGAAGCGAAGACACGTAAGTTGTCAGCTCGCTGGACATTTGAAGCAGCTCAAGATGCACAAGCCCAACAAGGCATTGACATCGAAGCTGAAATCATGGCAGCTTTGGCTCAAGAAATCACTGCTGAAATCGACCAGGAAGTTATTGGTAGCCTAAATAACTTAGCAGGTACAGTGCTAACATACGACCAGAACGCAGTTTCAGGTACAGCTACATTCGTTGGTGACGAGCATGCCGCATTGGCAGTTCAAATCAACCGTGTTGCTAACTTGATCGCTCAGCGTACACGTCGCGGCGCAGGTAACTGGGCTGTTGTTTCCCCAACAACCTTGACACTGCTACAGAGTGCAACTACTTCAGCATTTGCACGTACAACAGAAGGAACTTTCGAAGCTCCAACAAACACCAAGTTCGTTGGTACATTGAACAGCGCAATGCGTGTTTATGTAAACGGCTATGCAACATCTGACGATGTTCTAGTTGGTTACAAGGGTTCAAGCGAAAGCGATGCAGCAGCATTCTACTGCCCATACATCCCATTGATGTCAAGCGGTGTTGTGCTAGATCCATCAACCTTCGAACCAGTCGTAAGCTTCATGACACGTTATGGTTATGTTGAACTTACAAATACTGCTTCGTCTCTAGGTAACGCAGCTGACTACCTAGGCAAGGTTGCTGTAACATCTGCAAATCTACGTTTTGCTTAATCGATAACACGATTAATAAACGATCAGAAAGCCCCGCAAGGGGCTTTCTTTTTGACTTAAATATCTGCGTGGAAATACATTCTGAAGACGATTTTAACAAAGCTAGGAGTTTAATGGACTCTTGGCGCAGACAGTTTCCTATGTTTAAACACGATGTTGATAAGATAGAAAATATCATCGAAACCCATATACAAAACTACAGCATAGCACTAGTACATTATAGACAGACCAAGCAACGTAGATTTTTAGAACGTGCCCAAGACGAAATAAATGAAATAAATCGTGTGATCCTGCAGGCTGAAAAAGCCCAAGTTATGGCTTTACTCAGCCAAAGATAAATACTTTGTCTAATATAAGAGCCGGCACAGTTCGGACTTATGCGGAACCAACCGCGTAGACCTAGAACGTCACAAGGAGAAAACAAATGGCACGCCCATTAAAGAAAGATATTAACGGTACAGAAGTACTAGGCACATATGTTAACAGCGGAGCTGGTATCAAGTGCGAGTTTTATGATGGTTCAACAAACCAAACTGATGGTGTTATCATCAAGCAAAGAGGTGCAAGAACTTTCGTAGTTTGCCGCGTAGGGGACATTGGAACTACAGCTAACTATAAGACATGTTCTTTAGTTGACACAACACCAAATGCCGCAGGAGAAATGCGTATTCGTGGTTATGATGTTAGCGCAGGCGGACAAGGTGCACAGGTTACAGCCAACCTAGTTCCAATCGCCAAAATCACAAGAACAACTGCTGTAGGATTTCCAAGCAGTCCAGTATTAAACAGTAACGGATTCTGGGACAGCGAAGATAGCACCAGTTCTACTAACCACGATGAAAAGCGTTATACATGGTATCTATCCAACGACTCTTCAGCAGATTATATCGTATTGACACCAATCACTGCTAAGAGCTAATAAGGAATCATAATGGGACAAGTAGTTCAAACCAACGGCGATTATAAGATTAAGACAGGTGATGGTCACATCATCACTCTAGATACCGGTCCTCAAGTAGGAACGGTATTAGTCACTGGTAATCTTATCGTCAAAGGAACGAATCTAACTGTTTCGTCTGATAACTTAAACGTTAAAGATAACATCATTACTGTTAACTATGGTGAAACCGGAGCGGGTGTAACTCTACGCTATTCTGGAGTACAGGTAGATCGAGGAACACTCGCACCCGCAGGAATTATTTTTGATGAAGTAACACAGACTTGGTTATTTCCTCAAGGTGTTGTTGGCGGCGCTTTTAACTACAGCAACAGTAAAATAAAAGTAAAAAATATTCTAACAAACTCAGATACCGACGGTGGAGATCTTACTCTAATCGGAACAGGTAATGGTGTTGTTAAAGTAACTGGTACATCTAACTATACCGGACAGGTACTGGCTAGAAATGATGACACCATTCTAACTAACAAAGGCTATGTTGACTATGCTATTCAAAATAGTCCGTCCTTCCAGATTACTAGTTCAAATACGAGAGTAATCGCAACAGACAAAGATGTTAGCGGTTCTCTAAACTATATTATAGCTAATACAGGGTATTCGACTTTCGGTGAAAGTGCGGTATCTGTGTTAATAGATGGCGTTCTTACATCACAGTTTTACAGCAACAGAGCTGTAATCCAAGGACTTGAGTTTAACGCTAACGAAATAACAAATAATCTAACCAACGGTGATATTAGTTTAAGAACACAGGGCACAGGTAAAATTAAAACAAACTATGCTCTACAACTAGAAACTATTAATGTTACCCCAGCTACAATCTCTAGCTCAACATTATTTTATAGTTCTCCTGTAGGACTTGGTTCTACAGGACTTTCATTTGTGAATACATCATACAGTGGAGAATTAATAAGTAAGAATAGAGCATTGGTTCTAAGCATGATATTTTAAGAGATAGACATGATAACAAGTACATTAAGCACATCGACATCAATAACAGTTCCAGTAAGGGTTTTTAAAAGTACCACTACCGGCGCTGTGGGAGGAACTGCACAAGTTTCAGCGGTAACTACTATCATGCTCTGTAACACCGCAGCAGTAACAATCACTGATGAAACTGTAAACTCTGTAACAGTCAACATTTATTTGGTCAAATCGGGCAGCAGTTATAGCACTTCTAACCAAGTAGTAAACAGTCTTATCGTGCCTGCAGGCGAAACGGTATTCTTTAGCGAAGAACGTATCGTTCTAGATGGTAACGATGAAATCTGGGTAGGTACATCGGCAGCTAACGTTCTAGCCGTAACAGTGAGCTCGTTGCCAGTATGAAGTTTCTTAAGCAAAAAAATATCAGCCGTTTTGGCCTTACTGATCAAACTTTGTTTACCAACGAGTTTGGTCGTCAAGTGACCAATGCCACAGGCGGTCTGATGCTGCCAAAAGGAACTACAGGTCAACGACCCAAGGTCAGCGGAGTAAAAGTTCCTAACGGTGATAGCAACGGTTACATACGCTACAACACAACAACCAACGCTATCGAAGCATATGTTTTGGGTGTTTGGCAGGTTGTATCAGCACCGGCTTCAAACGCTATCCAAAAACAAACACTTGGACCTGGTGATGCCAGCACCACAGAGTTTGGACCATTATTATCGAGCCCTCCACAGGACGATGCGATTATTGTTCTTGTAGGAAATGTATGGCAGATTTCTGTCTCAAACTTCAATATTCTCTATAACTACCAGGGCACAGGCAACGCCTGGCTACAGTTTACAAGCCCCCCACCAATCGGCGCCGATATTACCGTCTATCTTGGATTCTCTAGATAATCCAAATAGCAATAAATATACGTATCGGGTTGGAGATACGTAATGGCATTAGTCATCAAAGATAGAGTAAAAGCAAGGACTCGTACAGTTGGTACGGGCTCTTTAACATTAGAAAATACAGTTCCAGGATTCCAGAGCTTTGAAGCAGTGGGCAATGGAAATGAAACCTACTACGGTATCACTGATACTGTGGGTAACTGGGAAATCGGACGCGGTACATATAGTTCTGTAGGCCCGACCTTATCTAGAGATTCAGTACTTTCTTCAAGCAACAACAATCAACTAGTACCCTTTGACATAGGATCAAAGACAGTTTTCTGCACATTTCCAGCCAGCCTAGCGCAGACAAACTTCTCTAATGCAGGATCGGGTTTTGGTAGTTTTACTCTAAACGGGCATACTATCGATACCACTGATGCTGGAGCGATTACCTTACAGCGAGCTACTACTGTTAACGGAAATCTAACAGTAAATGGAAACGTTATTTCCACAGGAAGTTTTGCTGGAAATGCTGCTACAGCTACAAAACTTTTAACATCAAGAACAATCAACGGTGTAGCATTTGACGGTTCAGCTAACATAACTGTTACAGCCGATGCTAACACTTTATCTGGCACAACACTAAAACCAGCAGTGATCAACTCTAGTCTAGTCAGCGTAGGAACTATCACTACTGGAACATGGTCAGCAAACTTTGGTGCTGTCAGCGGAGCAAATTTAACTAACCTAACAGCAGGAAACTTAACTGGAACCATACCATACGGTGTCTTAGGTAACAGCAATCTCTATGTAGGTACTACACAGATAGCACTTAATAGAGGACCAGCATCACAGACCTTAACAGGAATCAGCGTTGATGGAAATGCCTACAGTGCTACAAAGTTACAGACTTCAAGGAATATTAACGGAGTTGCTTTTGACGGACAGATTGACATAACAGTTCCTGCAGCATCTAATACATTAACTGGCACAACACTAGCATCTAATGTCGTTAACAGCAGTCTTACCAGCGTTGGTACATTAACTGCACTAACTGTTAATAATACCGTCCATAGAACCGTAGCTACATTTACAAGAAAACATTCTACTACACAGCTAGTATCAAATGCCACAGCAGGTAAGATAGAATTTGACACAGTGGTTGATTCAGTATCAACTACAGGTATAACATATCAAGGAGCACTTGATGCATTTCCAGGACGTTTTGTAAACACCAGCGGCGAAACTAGATCTGTGCATGTGAGTTTTAGTATACCTTTTGATGTAAACAATGCAGGTTTTAGAGCTGCATGGATAGAAAAAGTCGGAGTTATCAAACTTAAATCTACCACAGTACCCATAGCAGGTGACTACCCACAGATTAGTATTTCGACTACATTTACTCTAGCTCCTACAGAATATTTTGAAATATATGCTTATCAAACATCAGGCGTTAACCTTGCCACTGGCACTGGACCGTTTGGTGGAAACTATGTTGAAGTAACTTGGATATAATATGGCACCAGTCGGCGGTGGAGGCGGACCTCCAATATTTTTAAACGATGAGGAACCAGTAGTATTAGATGATATTACTTCTGGCGAAGGCGCTCTAGGCGAAAGTTATAACGCCTATAATCCCGCAGCGGCATTAGGTCGTATCGGTGGCAAGTTATTAAAAGACAACCTTCTAAGGAATGGTGTTGATTTAACCTTCAGGAATCTCGCCAGCGACCCTGATCTATTATACCTAGACGTTACTAATAAACGAATCGGTATAAACATCAGCAGCCCAACTGTAGCATTAGATCTTACCGGTCAGAATATTGTAACCAAAGGGCTAGAAGCTACCGGACAAGCACAGATCGGCAATGTTTTAATACAAGCACCTAATACTTTCAGTACAGTAACTGGCCCTTTAGCTATCAGTCCTGCAGATATTGGAACTCCCTTCCAGCATAAGATATTACAGACCAGTGGATTAGAAATACGTGCAAACTACATTGGTAGTCTTAGCAATGGAAATATCGTGCTTGATCCTAATGGTTCGGGTACCGTAGAGTTTACAACTACTACTAATACTGTTGGCGATGTAGATGTTACTGGAAACATATTTGTACAGGGCAATGTTAAAGCCAATGGCGGAAATATTACCATCGGCGACCAAGCCACTGATACAGTAACCATATCTCCAAATATATCACAAGATCTATTACCTAGCACAACAAACACCGTAGACATTGGTAGTGCCAGTAAGAAGTGGCAAAACATATACACTGAAGAATGGCGTCGATTTACTAATCTTAATGTTAACGCATTAACGATTAATAACAATACAAAAATTGACGGTGTTAACAATACTCTTTTTGACATCGCTACTAACGATACACTTACGCTTTCTCCAGGAACAGGTGTCGTTAACATAGAAAATATAAGTATCAAAGACAGTGATATCACTAATCTATCAGCTTCTACTCCTTTACAGCTAGCTAGTACAGGTAACGGTTATTGGAAGTTTGCTGACAGCAATGGCTTTGTACTCCCATCGGGAACAGACGCAGAAGCACCTGTAAACCCAGAACCTGGATTTACCCGTTGGAATACTGACAAGGGCTACGTAGAGTGCTATGATGGCAGCGTTTATATTATTGCCACTGGCCCGGGCGATGTAGTCAACCGTGATAAAATGGAAGAGTATGTCAATCTTTGGACCTTCGTACTGGGTTAATTCCTATTCGGCATAAATACTATTACTGTAAGGACCCGACCAAGGTCTTTACGATACTCAACTGTGGTAAACCAGCAAAGAGCCGTTAAAGCGGATGCGGAGAAATCCAAAATAGGTTAACCGTGAAACACGGGGTCGTATAGGAGAGCGCATGGCTATTGGTCGTATCAGTGGGCCGCTGCTCAAGGCTAACCTGAACCGTGACGGTGTGGACCTAGCCTTTGAGACGGACTTACTCTATCTAAGTGTTAATAACTCGCGCATCGGCGTTAATAACGTATCTCCTACGGCCGCTCTAGATGTTAACGGTACAACAAAATCAACAAACATAACAGTAGCAAATCAAGTTACTGTTGGAAACCTAGTTATTTCTGGCAACACACTTGCCAGCACATCAGGAACTATTTCTTTTGTTCCTTCGGGTAATCAAGCTACTGTATATCATTCAAAACTACAAGTTGATGAGATACAGATCAGCGGAAATACTATTTCCACATTCAACTCAAATGCAAATCTAGAACTAGTTCCAAACGGTTCTGGCAAGCTAATGATTACCGGTAACACAAACATCACCGGTGATTTGAATGTCACTGGAAACATTTCCGCTACAGGAAATATCACTATCGGTGGTAATGTAACCATCGGTGATCAATCAACAGATAATGTAGTATTCAATGCAGGCATTAACAGCAACGTTCTGCCTGTAACCGACAACGCATACAGTCTAGGAAGTCCTTCAAAGAGATGGCGCAGCGTGTATGCCACAAACTTGTTCACTGATAACTTTAATACTCCAACATTCAATGTCGGCAATATTAACTTTACTGGTAACACAATCAGTACACCAACAGGACAAGATCTCTTTATCAACGGTAATGGTACCGGTGGTATAAGATTAGGTAACTTCAAGGTAGTTGACAACACTATCACTAACGTATTATCTGGTGCTATCAGCCAGATAGTACAAACAGGAACAGGTTACGTCAAGTTTGCCGGCACTAACGGTTTTGTTCCACCGGTTGGAACCAACGCTCAACGTCCAAACAATCAAGTTCTAGGTATGACAAGATATAACACTCAGTCAAAAGCACTTGAAGTATGGGATGGATTAACATGGGCTAGCCCTGCAGGTGCTGCAGGTGCTGTCAGTCAAGCACAAGCACAAGACATCGCGCTGTCTTTAGTGATCATATTAGGATAAGAGAACTATGCCAACAGCATTTAAAAACGTTTTACAATCGAACTTAGGAACAGCGCCAACTACAGTATTGACTACAGACGCTGGTGTTAAAACTACGATAGTAGGAATCAGCCTTACAAATGTTACTAGCAGTATCGTATTAGCTAGCATACACCTAGAAGATAGCGTATCGGCTACTTCTGCGTATTACATACAGAATGCTGTAATACCGCCCAACCAGAGTTTGCGAGTAGTCAATGGCGGCGAACGTCTAGTGTTAGGTGAGCAAACAGCAATAGTTATAACTACAAATACCGATGATAGTGTTGATCTAGTATTAAGTTACGTAGAGATCAGCTAAGGAGATATAAATGAGTTACGTTGGACAGATTACAACCGCAGACATACTTGGTACAGGTAACCCGAGATATTTCCTTGCACTTCGTAGAGATGAAGCAGGCAATCTTTATTTTGCTAAGATTGATCAGATCAACTCTACAGAAAAGATCATTATTAATGTTCCCGGACCTAATGCCCAGAACTACGAAGATTTTGAATACGGTGTTGATTTTTTTGATGGAAGAACAGCCCAAGACCATAGCAGACCATATGAAAATCTGTTCTACGATCAATATCGTTGGGATGACAAGAATATTTTTTATTATATCACAGCCAAAGGAGAGTTGGCAGTAAGAGTTAACCAGGCCTATGAGTATGATCCAAGTCAGATCATGCCACCGGTAGTCTAAAATATTTAGGAAAACACAAAAATGGCAGCAGAGTTTAAGATAGCGAGATTAAGATATAACTGGGCAGGACAGTGGGTTACTGGTGAGTTTTATAACAGAGACGCCGTAGTTCAGTATAATGGTAAGACATACATATGTCTTATTCCACATAATGCTAGCGATTTTTATAATGACCTAGCACACGTAACACCTTCGGGTGCTATTACTCCATATTGGGAACTATCGGTAGATGGTAAGACCTGGAAACAAGAGTGGACCTCCAATACCTATTACAGTCTAGGTAATATTGTCACCTACGGCGGTGTAGTTTATGTCTGTTCAGAGAGTCATACCAGCTCAAACAATCCACAGCCTCAGATCGATCTTAGCAAATGGGTAACGCTATCTACCTTTACTAAGTGGGACAACGCATGGACTCCTAATACAGTATACGGCAAAGGTGACACCGTCAAGTATGGCGGAATCGTCTACGAATGTAATACAAATCATATTTCTGCTGTTGATGTTGCCACAGGACTTGAATCAGATCAATCTAAATGGTCATTAGTTAACAATGGAATAGAGTACAAAGGCACATGGATGTCTAATGTACGATATAAGTTAAACGATATCGTTTATCGTAGTCCAGATCTTTATATTTGTACAGCTGGTCACACATCAGGAACATATGATTCTTCGATAACATTTGATCCTACAAAATGGCAGATATGGATGCCTGGACTTGAACTCCAAACAACATGGAGTCAGTTTGCTATCTACAATCCAGGTGACGTAGTTATCTATGGTGGATACACATACGTTTGTACAGAAGAAAACAATCAAAATAACATTCCTTCAATGTCATCGTTGTCTTGGTCTATCTTGACTCAAGGTTTCAACATGAAGGCCGAATGGGATGGAATGCAATCTTATAAGATTGGCGATGTAGTAAGAAAAGGTGGAATACTTTTTGAAGCAGCACAAGATGTTCCTGCTACAACTCAACAGCTCGATACAGATCCTACTTCATATGTTGTTTCAACATCAGTTACTTCAGCTACAGGAACTACATTGGTAGTGACTAGTACTGCTGCTATCCGTCCTGGAATGATCATTACTGGACCTGGTTTTACGATTGGTCAAAGAGTTTCACAGGTAACTGACGGAACTACCCTAGTGATGGATAGAGGACCAGACGGTGTTAGTACCAACGGTGATACGGTTACATTTACAGGTGTTAACTATGTCTATTGGACTCCGTTGGTTATGGGTCTAAACTATCTAGCTCGTTGGCAGTACAGCACCAATTCTAGTCCTATAGTTTATTCAGTCGGTGATGTTGTCTACTGGCAAAACTTTACCTATCGTTGCATAAGAAATCATAGTGCTAGTACAAAGATTGATATCATAATGAATAGACCTGACCTAGATACAGCTAATATGTATTGGGTCAAACTAGTAGCACATGCTCCTAAGAATGCTATGAATCAACTTGGTGACCTAGAAACATATGTTTCTGGTTATACAAACACAGCTATCGCGATAGGTGAAAAAGATAAGGTTCTAAAAGCCAGTTCTAAACTTCCTACATGGAGCACGATTAACGAGATTACTAACGTATTCTATGTATCAACTACACAAGGTGTAGATGACACACAACACGGAACATCATGGGACAAGCCTTTTGCCACAATCAAATATGCCTGCGATAAAATCCTAGAAGGAACTTTCTTCCATAATGCTAGGTATCTAGCTGAAGCGAATAGAGATTGGATCATCGAAGAGATGTGGCAATATATGTTATATGCCAAAGCTAACTCGCTCGACGGATTCACTCCAAGCTCGGTATTTGACGAAACAAAAACAAGAAGAGATGCTGGATTTATTCTAGAAGCTGTCTTATATGATCTAGGACGTGGCGGCAACGGTCAGACAGTTATGCAGACTCTAGCATATTTTGTTGACGGATCAAAAACACAGTTTTACAATGCAGGAACTGAAGCGGTCATGCCGTACATCATTGCTGCTATTAACAAGATACAAAGTTTAGTGATACAAAATGCGATCACTAGCACACCATTATTACCGATTAACGACTATCAGGTCTTGAATAACATACCTGTGGATCTCCGAGTACCGCAGATTACTGATGCGGCAAATCATCCGTTGGAAACCGGTGCTATCGATGCGATAAATGCTCTATTTGCTTTACCTATTTCAGCGTTCACCAGTCATTCTACTACTGGATTGCCTCCAGCTAACCAAGGTATTACATCGACTATCTTTGTTAAGACAGGTACATATAAAGAAACATTGCCAATCACAGTTCCAGAGATGACTGCAATCGTTGGTGATGAACTTAGAGGTACAGTCGTACAACCTAATATTGTTATCAACACAGTAGTTAAAAGTTCATCTTCTGCCGATAACTCATTTACAGTTATAACTACAGAAGGTCTAAATCATGGAACTCCGGTACAGTTTTCTGGAGCTATCGATATTGGTGCTCCAACAAAAACTATCGGCGGAACTACTACCGGAACAACTTTCTATGTGAATGACACAAACGCTGCTAACGTTGGTGTGCCAGAAGTAAATGAAATCGAATACCTTAACGGTAGCTTAACACATCCAGATGGACACAGTAAGATCCTTGGATTTGCACTTGACGGTTATCCTGTTTATGGTCCTTATGGCTATTCTCAAGCTACTAATGCTAACTCTGCTACAAAACGTATGCAGAGTGGTTATACTCTTAATAGTCCTTCGACTAGAGTAGCACCAGCTACAAACGTTAGCCAGTATCCTATGGGCATGTTTAACGAAGATTGGAGCTTTACTAACCCTCAAGGCACCGATCTCGATCTTTATAATGGACGTTATTGTGTAACTCCTGATTATCCTAACGGCACATATGCTTATTTCTGCACTATTGATGCAAACGGCGACCCAGCATATCCATATGTCCTAGGTAAAAAGTTCTATGGCGATCCAAATCCTTTTATCAGCGACTACTACAGTGGCGGAGGATCAGCACCTGCAGGATATGAAATCGCATATACAAGTCAAAAATCAAACTTTGACGGACGCCAGCACAGCTGGACTATTACCAATGGCGGTGGTAACATCAAGATTAAATCTACTGGTGTCCCTTATCACAGTTTTGGAAACCCAGCAGGCGCAAACAATCCTAACGTAAAAGATTGGAACCTAACATTTAAGCTTCGTGCAGGAACTAACGTAGCATCGTTGACACATCCTGATGTAGGATATGGTCCTATTGGATTCTGGTTAAATGGTGTCGCTATGTTCTCACCTAGCGCAGCACAAGGTTCACCTAACGGATTTACTTCTATACCTGGATATACCTACAATGCATCATATGCAGCTGGCGAGGCACTAGGTTATTCATTTGGTGAAGATCTTGCAGGTGGTCATGCTACGCCTGATAGTACATATCACTATCATGATTTTAGTTTTGCAGAAGCATGGACTACCGGTCTAGGTTCAACTATCGTTGGCACAGCGATTACTAGTACTAAGTTCAGCCTTAGTACATTCCCAGGCGGACCTATATTCCCTGTTCAAACACAAACAGCAGGTAATGTAGCTATTTTCTTGTTCGGCGGTGATGCAATCAAAGATATGTTCCATTTAAGAAACGGAACAGGTCTAAGAAATATGACGTTTACTGGACTGTTAGGTTCATTGAGCGGTATTAACGCTAATCAAACTCAGCGTCCCACAGGCGGTTCTTATTCAAGCCTTGACCCAGGACGTGGACCAAATGACTCACGTAGTTGGATTTACCAACGTTCTCCATACACACAGAACTGTTCTGTGTTCGGATATGGATGTACTGGTATCAAGATTGACGGAGACCTACACAACGGTGGAAACAAATCAATCGTTGCCAACGACTACACAACTATTCTTTCAGGCGGTGTAGGCGTATGGTGTACCGGACATAACGCACTAACAGAACTTGTTTCTGTGTTCGCATATTATTCTTATGCCGGTTACATCGCTGAAGGTGGAGGAAAGATTCGTGCAACTAACGGTAATACATCATATGGTACATATGGTGTTATCGCAGAAGGTTACGATCTTGCCGAAGTTCCTATCTCTGGAAATGTATACAACAAATCATCACAGATACAAGCATCAGTACAGAGCTCATTGAGCGGTAATGCCCAGCTAGTTGGTCTAAACTATAAGAATGCTGGTAATAACTATTTGACCAGTACACTAAACTTCTTAGACTACAGTAACGTCTATAACAACGTGGCGTGGAGCACTGATGGTAATGTTAGCATACAGAAAAACCAGATAGCACCTACAGGAAACTCCGAAGCATGGACTCTTACAGGTACTACTGGCGGTACAGATAGTGCTTACATCTATCAATCAGTAGCGATACCAGCGGCAGGTAAAACTTATTCAGGCCTTTCAGCTACTAACTTAACAGGTAGTGGTATCGGTGCATTATTTGACATAACTGTTACAAGTACCGGTTATGTAGTTTCGGTCAATCAAGGCGGTAGCGGCTATGTTACTGGAAACCAGATGTTCGTACCTGGCGATCAGCTAGGTGGTCTAGTAACTACTAATGATTGTACAATCACTGTAACTTCACTAAGCGGCTCGGCTATATTAACAGTTAGTGTAACTGGAACAGTTCCGCAGAACAGTGCTAGAAACTATACTCTTAGTGCTTATGTAAAATATGGAAATGTTCCATCGGTTGATCTTTACGGAACATTTAGCGGTAATACCACAGTTAGAAGTTCAGTAAACTATAACTTCCTCACAGGTGTAACCACAGCCAGCAGCGACGGAACTGGATTTGTTCCTTCACAATACGGCGTTGTGGTGTTGCCAAACGGATGGTATAGACTATGGATGGCCGTAAATGATGTAACCGGTCTTAATACCAATCTAGAATATAGATTATATGCACGTGGTAGAAATAACGGTGCAGGATATACTTATTTCTATGGTTCTCAACTAGAGCTTTCAACAAACACTGGTAAACCTAGTTTCTATTTTGAAACTGATAATAACAACTACACTTCATATGCCAACTTCAACATACAAGGTGCTGGTACTGGAGCTCTTGTAGTCGGCGATGAAAATAGAACACAGTCAGTATTCCAGACACGTATCACTGATCTTTCCGGAAGCGGAACTCCTGGTGGAGCTGGTTATCTAACAGCTAGTAATAACGCCCAAGGCGGTACTGATACCTATGTATTATTAGCAGGATCAGACACTAAGTCAGATACCAACTATGTAGGTATGAATGTCTTTATTAATAGTGGAACAGGTGCTGGTCAATATGGTACTATCAGTTATTTTGACAGTGGCAATAGTAAACGTGCCAACGTATTGAAGCCTTCCTTTAAACAGTTGAACATCACAGCAACAACAAGCAGTACTAATAACTTTACTCTTGGTTCAGGATCTAACGTGTCTCAGCTGTATGTTGGAATGCCATGTGAGTTTACGCCAACCTATTATACAACATCGACCACAAATACAAGTACAGGAACTGTGCTAGTCACAGCAGTATCTGGCGGTATTTACAATCTTGTAACTGTGGCTACAACAGCTCAGTTGAGAGTAAACCAGCCTATTAAGTTTTTTGCATCAGACAATACACAAGCTATGTTTGGTGGTATTACTCCTGATTATTTCTACTATATTTCGTCGATCATTGATAGTACAACCATACAGATTACTGCTACTATCTATGGACCTGTTGCACAGTTAGTGACAGCCACTGGTCAGATGACTATGAGTTTCCCTGCAGGAAATAGTTTTATCACTGTAGGCAGCACAGCAAATATGCTACCAAACTTAGTTGCACAGTTTACCGGTGGAACCGCACTCGGAGGACTCACACTAGGAAATACCTACTACATACAAGATATCATAGATGGATATAACTTTACTATTTCTAATAGTCTAGTAACTGTAGCTCCAACAGCCGTGGCATCGACTGGTAACTTGATTACAGTGTCATCGACCTCTACGTTGATTCCATTGAATCCGATCGTATTTGCAGGAACTACAACTGGAACCAATATCGTAGAAGGAACAAAATATTATATCAGCAAGATAGTCAGTGCAAATACTTTCCAGATTTCTAGCAGCATTTTGTCAACACAGGCAACAGCTACTCAGATAACAACTAACCTAATCACTGTAGGATCGACAGCTGGTTTCCAAGCTAATAACCCAGTGGTATTCATAGGAAATACATTTGGAAACGTACAGGCAGAAGTAGTATATTATATCCTAGCGGTTAACAATGCCACTTCATTTACGATCAGCCAGACTCCTGGCGGATCAGCAGTTGGATTGATTAACGCTACTGGTAATGTGCTAGTAAGGACATCACCAGCAGCATTTAACCCAGGTACTAACGCCAGCGTTTCTAATCTAACAGGAACCTCAACAAGTACAAAGACTAATGTGACAACTTCTACAGGTACTATGAATGTACAGTTCAGAACATCATTATTTGGTGGTCCAGTATCTGGAACAACATATTATGTCAATACTATTGACTCGAATAACAACACATTCACAGTAACAGCTTCTCAAGGTAGTGGCATATCATTTAATCTAGCAACCAAAACTGGTGCTATGAAACTTGGTGCTAGTGGTTGGGATCATATTATTCCAGGAACACCGGCGATATCTCCATTAGATAGTTCTACTGTTTACTTTATAGAACCGAAACTAGAGTTTACAGACCCAACATTCTCTCAGACAGCTGGTACTATGAGCATACTACCCCCAACTAATAACTGGGTTGATGTAGCTTATGGCGATGGCGATGGTTATTGGATCGCGATCGCCAATGGTGGTTCGACAGCATCTAGGACATCAGACGGCCTTAACTGGTCTAATGTTCCGTTGCCAACCAGTGGAAACTGGACTGGAATCGCCTACGGTCAAGGTGCATGGGTTATCATTAGCTCAGGTGGAGCGACTAACTCTACAGTGCTAGTATCATTTAACAATGGTAATGGATGGAGACCATTTACCCTTCCGTCATCAACAACATGGACCAGTGTCGCATATGGAAATGGTAAATTCGTAGCGATAGCTTCAAACTCTACTACAGCAGCATATTCAACAAACTCTGGACAGACATGGGCCAGTGGTTCTGGATTGCCAAATCAAGCATGGGTCAAAGTGGTATATGGCAAGGGAGTCTTTGTCGCTATCGCTGCATCAGGCACCGTAGCAGCAAAATCTACAGATGGAATAAACTGGACTTCAGTGACATTACCGATCAGTGCTACTTGGAGCGATATTGCATACGGTAACAATAGATTCTTGATAGTATCAAGTGCAAGTTCTAAGACCATTTATAGCTTTGATCTAACTACATGGTATCAATCTAACTTGGCCATCACAGGAACTAGCGTAGCATATGGTCAGGGAGTGTTCCTCGCAGTCAACGCCAGTGCTAACCAAGCATGGACTACTGATGATTGCGTACAATGGATTTCAAGATCAGTATCTTCAGATGCCTATGGAAATCTCCAATGGGGCGTTAACATGACAACCGGCATTGGTTACTTTGTCACTGTTGCTGCTCAAACAGCAGGTTCAAGGATTATTGCTGGTGTGAAAACTAAAGCTAGACCAACAGTGGTTAGCAATATCATCACATCGATTAGTTTATTTGAACCTGGATCAGGTTATAGTTCTTCACCAACAGTTACCATCACAGATCCAAACGTACAAACTCCAGCTACATTGCAGCCAAGAGTAGGTAATGGATCATTGGCAAACCCAACTTTTATTAATAAAGGATCGGGCTACAATACTACAACTACAACTATCGCTATCAGTGGTAACGGTTATGCCGACGACTATCAGACTGGCCTATCATTGATTATCAAGAATCTTACCAAGCTACCAAGACCAGGCGATAACTTGAGTATCGCTGGTAATGATAAGATCTACAAGGTCACAAATGCAACAATTATGTTTGGTACGACAGCTCCAAATATTGAAGCTAACGTACAGATATCTCCAGATATGACTGTGGCATTGAGTCCTGAAGATAATACAGCAATATTGATACGTCAGCAGTACAGCCAAGCAAGACTAACTGGACACGATTTCTTGAACATCGGTACTGGTGATGTTGTAGCTACTAACTATCCTATTGTTGATGTTAACGAAACACAACCACAGAATCAAACTGTTGAAGTTGACTATGGTCGTGTATTCTACACTAGCACCGACCAAGATGGTAACTTTAAAGTTGGTACATTGTTTGGTGTTGAACAGGCAACAGGTATTATTACATTAAGTGCTTCGCAGTTTGGATTGTCTGGACTTGAAACACTTTCTCTAGGTGGTATTGCAGTCGGCGGAGCCAGCGTGGTGATCAAACAGTTTAGTACAGATCAGACGTTTGTGGCCAACTCTAACAATATTGTACCTACACAAAAAGCTATCAAAGCATATTTGACCAGTCGTTTGAGCCAAGGTGGTTCTAACACGTTTACTGGACAGTTGATAGCAGGTGTCGTACTAGTTGGTGGTCCTAACAAGATCGCAAGCACGATACCAGAAGGCACACAGGGTTCGGGATTAAAAGTGCTTAACGTAGCACTATTTGGTAAAAACGGCGGATACGGACAGTGGGACGGAGACGGAATGGCTCTTGAGTTTTACATGAAGGGAGCATTCTTCCGAGGCTAAAAAGCGTGTATTTAAAGTTTAGATAAATACTTTCGAGGATTGAAACAAAATGGCAGAATTTAAACTAGGTAGGATCAAATTTGTTTATCAAGGAACTTGGCAGACTGGCCAGTCCTATGTCGTTGACGACGTTGTAACCGTCAGCGGTAAGACTTATATCTGTGTGATAAGTCATAATTCAAGCGCAGCATTCACAACTGATTTATCAGCGAATCCTAGCAAATGGAACTTAATGGCAGATGGTCTTGCATGGAGAGGAACTTGGACCGCTACCACATACTATAATAAAGGCGATCTCGTCAAATACGGCGGAATCGTTTATCAGTGTAATACGGCTCACACTTCGGCGACATTCACAGGTCCAACCTACCTAGGACTAGAAAATGATCAGTCTAAGTGGGACGTATTTTCAACGGCTTTTAACTGGACTGGCGCATGGGCCACAGGTACACGCTATAAGAAAAACGACTTTGTCACATATGGTGGCTATACCTACATATGTAACACGGCTCACATCAGTGATGCTAGCTCGTCAAACGGACTCGAAGTAGACCAAGCAAAATGGGATACTTTCAATGCTGGTGTTATCTACCAAGGTGCATGGGCAGGAACAACTCGTTATAAATTAAATGATGTTGTAAAATATGGCGCAGACCTATGGATTTGCACCACACAACATACTTCAAGCGGAACATTTGATAACACTAAGTTCTCAATGTTTGTTAACGGACTACAGTTTGAGAATAGCTGGGTTGGCGGAACAACTTATCAAATTGGTGATGTAGTAACCTATGGTGGTTACAGCTACATCTGCAAACAGAATCATTCAACTAGTCAAACACCTAGCGCAGTTAGTTCAGCATACTGGGATGTTTATACAACTGGTTTCAGTTTCCAAGGCGACTGGAACTCAGGTACTAGCTACAAGGTAGGACATGTTGTACGCCTAGGCGGCTACACCTATGTAGCTACAGTAGATAGTCTAAATCAAACACCACCTAATACTAGCTATTGGGCAAGACTAAACAGTGGACTACGTTGGGCAGCAACTTCGGGATCATACACTGGACTTTCAGCTACTAACATCAGCAGCTCTGGAAGTAGCGCAGTATTCACAGTTACACGAGCAGGAACAGTTTATTCAGCTACAGCAACAACGCCAGGCAGTGGTTATGCGATCAATGATACATTAAAAATCCTTGGTACTAGTCTGGGTGGTCTAAGTCCAGTTAACGATGTTATCTTAACAGTTACTGGAGTCACTTCTGGCGGGATTACTGCGGTATCATGTACTGGTATTTCTACAACTTGGACATCGGGAACAACTTATGTACTAGGTGATGTAACTTTCTGGGGATCGAGCTCATACATTTGCGTAAGCGCACACGTAGCAGCCACCGGAAATAGACCAGACAACGACACGACAGCAACTTATTGGAACCTATTAGCTAACGGTACAGAAACAGCCGTACTAACAACCAAAGGTGATATGTTCTATTATGGACCAAACGGCGCAACCAGATTGCCTGTTGGTACAGATGGACAGGTTTTACGTGTAAACTCAAATAGCTACCCAGCATGGGCCTACTATGGTCAAATCAATAACTTGGTATGGGTAGCACCTAGCGGTGTAGATACACTAGACGATGGCACAGGCACAACCATTGATAAACCTTGGAAGAGTGTTCGCTATGCAGCACAAAAGATTGAAGAAGGTTATCTAAATCGCCAAGCAGGACTATTGCTAGCAAAGAATAAACAGTTCGTACTTAAAGAAATCGACAACTTTGTTCAATATACCTACAAGGCAACTATTACTAGCACAAATGCTTCTAATCAGTTTGTTGCAGCAGATACCGGAGGATTACGTGTCAACATGCCTGTGGTGTTTACAACAACCATCGGCGGTGTAACTGTTGGAACACAGTACTATATCAAGACGATCGATAGTTCAACATTGTTTACTATCAGCAACACACGTGGCGGTTCGACAAGAACACTAACACAACAGACTGGTGCTCAAACTGTATCATATAATAACGTTTCTGCAAAGACACAACGTGATACTGGTTATGTGTTAGATGGTATCATCTTTGATATCACACATAGCGGAACTAGCAAGACGATTGCAAATGCATCAGCTTACTACACTAGTGCAGGAACAGCTTATGCTACCAACGTTGATGCAGGTGAAATAACTGTGTTTACTGAAACACACGAATACCTAAAAACATTGGTTGCCAACATCCTAGGAAATGTTCCACCAGCTAATAACTATCAGACTCTAAATGGAATCTCTGTAGGTTCTCAGGCTCTTCAGATCATTGATAACACATTGACTGCAGAAACAGGAACTACTCAGAGTGCTCAAGACTTGATACAAGTTATTAAGGCAGGAGTAAGTGCCGGCACAGCAACTGGTATTCCAACACCGATACAACCAACTACTACAATACGTATCACAACTGGTACATTTAACGAAGTAACACCTATTAATATTCCAAGCTATACAGCTATCGTAGGTGACGAACTTAGAACCAGTGTTGTACAACCAGCATCAGCTAATAAATTTTTAGTCAATGACGAAACAAGATCTACAGCAGCTATTCAACGACTAAGAGCTATAGTACCTAACCTAATGTCAAATACACCTGTTACCCCTACTACAGGTAACACTGTATCTCAGGTTACATCATTACCAGCAGGTAGTGTAGGTAGTACATTGGCTACAAGCAGAATAACAAAACTAGCAGATACCGTTTATGATGTGTTTACTAATGGTATTAACAGCTTACCTGATTTCCAGATTCCAGATCCAACAAACTATGGAACTTCATTAACTGACACTGCCTACGCAGCTACAGGTTATGCAAGTGGAGCAACTACTGGATTTGACCTAGGTCGCGCACAGATCATCCAGAACTATGCGTTCTTGAAAGCAGACGTAAGTCAATATCTAATCAATAACTATAACTCAGTATGGACTGCTCTAGGTGCAACAGGCCAAGCAAAATGTCAACGTGACGTCGGCTATATCCTAGATGCTATCGTCTATGATATAACCTATGGCGGTAATACACAGAGCTTGATCGCGGGTAGTTCGTACTATTCTTACTACCAGCTAACTATCGCTAACTCGGAACTAACTGCTACCAAGGCAGCATATGCATATCTAAAAGCTCAAGTATCGGCTATCGTTACTAAGACTGCTGTAGCCGCAGCCGGTAACGTTACTCCTATTGTGACTACTGGTACTGCTGGTTCTGCTGCCGCAGCAGCATTTGCCGGCGATCGTGTACAGAACGTATATGATTGGCTCAACAACGGAACCGCTCCAGCAACAGTGCAACCAGCGACATCGTGGGTATCTGCAAGTCTAGTAGCTGCTCGTGCAGCATTACAGGCTCGCAGAAGCGAAATCGCTGCAGATGCTAGTGCATGGGTCAAGAAGTTCTTCCAAAATGTCAACTTTGTTGAAGCAACATGTCAACGTGACGTTGGTCTAATGGTCGATGCATTTGGATACGATCTAATGTTCAACTCAAACTATGCCAGCATCGTAGCAGGCATGAGTTACTCTCGTTCATTGACATCTACTGCTAAAGTAACTGGAAGCCAGTTCCAAGCTCAACAAGGATTTATTGAGTTCTTAAAGAGCAAGTGCAGAATCATAGCAGCCAGCGGAAGTGCAGCTCAAGTAGATGCATGCCTATATGATCTAATCAGCACTATCAACAATGGTGGTGTTCCAAGATTCCAATGGCCAGATCCAAGCACTATCAACAGTGGTTATGCAGCAGCTAAGATGGCTCTGTATGACAACGTCGAGTTCTTACAAGCAGAAGTTATCGCATATATTGCGGCTAACTATCCAGCTGTGTCATATGACAGCAACATCTGCAAGAGAGATGTAAGATATGTCATCGATGCTCTACGTTATGATTTAACCTATGGCGGAAACTTTGCTAGCACACAAGCAGGTAAGAAATATTACTCTGCGTTGACCAGCACATTGCAGATAGCCAGTGGCGAGAAAGCAGCCACATTGGCTGCATATGGTTACCTAAGCACATTGGCTCAAAGTGTGGCACAAAATACACTAGTGGCCAGTCCACTGCAAGGTTCAGTTACACAGGTAAGGACCAAAGGTACACAGACTGTAGGTTCAGCAGGCGCTGCCACACAGATTGGTACATTGATGACTACTATTACAAACATCATCAATAACGGTCTAACAACAGGTGTTCCAACACTGACTATCACAGCTATCGCTAGCGGTAATACATTTACATCAAATGGTCACGGTCTAGCAGTAGGTGACATGATCACAGCACAAACTACTACAAATGGTTTGATTGCTGGTACTATCTATTATGTACAGAGCTTTGCTACAAACACATTTACACTAAGTTCAAGCTATCTAGGTGCAGCTCTATCAGGATTCACTAACGGTACTGGTTTAACTATTACAGTAGAAAAGACCAACATGCCGTCGATCACAGGTGTAAGCACAGAACTACAAACTGCTTATCAAACATTGAGCGGAGCAAAGGCCGCAATACAAGCAGCAGTGTTATCTTTTATTAACACTAACTACTCAACATTGACCTACAATCAGGCAACATGTTCAAGAGACGTTGGTTTTATTATTGATTCTATTGCCTACGACTTTATGTTTAATAGTAACTTCCGATCAGTTGTATCAGGAAGAACATATTATACATCACAGGCTTCGCTAGTGATCGCAGGACAAAAAGAAGCTACTATCTCTGCAATGAACTATCTAAAAACACAGATAGCAGCATCAGTATATTCTAGCACAACCGCACAGACCAGAGCTAATAACTTGATGGATATCATCATCAAGATTCTAACAACTGGTATTGGTACTGCTGCAACTGCTGAACTAAGTCCAGAAATCAACGGAACAGTGACCTATGAAAACACATTGGCCACAATCCAGGGTGCAGAAATATTACGTGCAAACTCTGATTTTATCGCAGCAGAACTAGCTGCCTTTACTACAGTTAACAACTCTGCTACAGTGACTAACACCACAGTTAGCACCAATGTTATCACTACTAGCACAGCACATAATCTAGTAGTTGGTGATCCTGTACAGTTCTCAGCAGTAACGATTAATGCAACGGCTACACAGACATTTGCCAGCACCGATGGTGTAAGACCTAATCAAATATTAGTAACATCAACCGCTGGTATGGTCGTGAATATGCCAATCATATTCACTGGTACAGTATTTGGTGGCATCACACAAAACAGTACCTATTATATCAAATCGCTGCCAGGTGGTAACTACATCACTATTAGTTCTGTAAGCGGCGGAACCACAACTAACCTAACAGCAGGAACTGGTTCTACAGCATTTACAGCAGGTGGTCTATTTGGAAATCTAGTAGCCAACACAGTATATTGGGTCTTGACAACTCCAAGTACTACAACATTTACAGTTACCGCTACAAACGGAAGTTCGCAACCATTCTCGTTGACAACAGCTAGCGGTGTTGCTACAAGCTTCTACTATTTTGATCAAGCAAAGTGCAAGAGAGATACCGCAGAGTATGTCAAGGCGCTGGTATATGATCTACAATACACAGGTAACTACAAGACACTACAAGCAGCTATGTGGTACAATAACTCTGTGACAGGTTCTACTGCACAGGATATGTTCCGTGTAAGAAATGCGACAGGTCTACGTAACTGCACATTGAATGGTCTATATGGACCATACGGTGGTCTAACAAATGCTAACAGCTATGGAACCAAGCGTCCTACAGCTGGCGCATTCGTAGCTCTTGATCCAGGATTTGGTCCAAACGACACTAACGTTTGGGTAACGAATCGTTCACACTATAGTCAGAACGTGACCATGTTTGGTACTGGTTGTACTGGTGCCAAGATTGATGCAGCCCTACACAATGGCGGCAACAAGTCTATGGTTAAGAATGACTTTACAACAATCCTAAGTGATGGTATTGGTGTATGGTGTACAGGTAGCGGCTCGTTAACAGAACTTGTTTCTGTGTTCAACTACTACGGTTACGCAGGTTATCTAGCAGAATACGGTGGACGTATACGTGCTACTAACGGTAACTCATCATATGGTACATATGGTGTTATCGCAGAAGGTGTTGATACCTACGAAACACCTCTATATGGTACCGTTAATAACTCGTACTTCCAAGCGCAGATGACTAACGTAGTCACTGACCTAAACAACAAAGTTCTACGTATCGAATACGGTAATGCAGGTCAGAACTACACTAACTCTGTAACAACAATCAGCGGCAGCGGATTTAACGCAGCAGCTATGCATGATGAGTTCCGTGACGGTGCATTATTTGAATCAAGAATCATTGATTTAAATGATGGTAATGGTTACGGTGGTACTAGCTATGTAACTTTTGCTAACGCAGCACAAACCGGTGACAGATACAGCATCACAATCGCTGCTACTGACACTAGCCTAAGTTCTGCGTACATTGGAATGAGAATCCAAGTTACTGCAGGTACTGGCGTCGGACAATACGGAAATATCCTAACATACAACAACGGTTCTAAGATTGCTCAGGTCTATAAAGATTCGTTTAATAACGTAACAATCACTGCCACAACACAAGGTACTCCAAGTACAGTGACAGTCAGTGATACAAGCCAGATGTATGCTACAATGCCGTTCTACGTAGCTTCTACAGTAGGTGGATTGAGCTCAGGACAGGTTTACTTTGTACAGAGCGTTGTAAACTCTACAACAATCAACGTTAGTGCAACTAGCGGTGGCGGTGCTCTTACATCAGCGATCACAACTACAACAGGTCAAAGCGTGACATTGTATGCAGCTGGTTGGGATCATACTGTTTCAGGAACACCAATCGTAGCAGCACTTGACCTAACAACAACATACATTATTGAACCTCGCATTAGCTACACAGCACCTGGATATGCTGCTACAGCAAGAACATTGCCTGCAACAGCTACATGGTCTAATATGGCCTATGGTTCGGGCAACTATGTCGCTATCGCATCAGGTGGTACATCAACAGCTTACTCAACAGATGGAGTAACATGGTCCGCAGGCGGCGCACTACCAAGTTCACAGACATGGGGACAGGTAGTTTATGCTGGTGGTGAAGGTGCAACAGCAACAGCAACACTAGGCGGTTTTGGCGGTTCTGGAGCAGTTTTAAGTGTACAACTAGGAACAGCCGGCAACGTCATCGCTGGTGCAGACCAAGTTCTAAGCGTAACAGTGGTCCAAGGCGGTACTGGATATACAAGTCCTCCAACAATCTTGTTTAGCGGCGGCAGCGGAAGTGGTACACAAGCCACAGCAGTCTTGCTCAATGGCACTATTGTTTCTGTGACTGTAACAGTTCCAGGTTCTGGATACACATCAGCTCCAACAGCAACAGCCTACACTGGCACAGTGACTGGTTACACCATGGTGTCTTATGGTAAGAACTACTTCTCAACACCAACAGTAACAGTTAGCGATCCATTCAACGGAAGTGCATGGACATCAGGTGGTTCTGCTGTGTTGAATACTATCTATTATTTCAACAACAGTGGTATCAAGAACTTCTATACATGTACAGGTGCTGGAACATTTACTACATCAGGACCGATACATCAAAGCGGTGCTGCATCAAACGGTACAGCAACTCTAACATATATTGGTACAACAGCTACAGCAGCGGCAGTCACAAATAGCGGAACAAATCCAAACTTGCCAGGTGTGACATCTATCACATTTGGTACAAATGGTACTGGCGGTTATGGTTACACTTCAGTACCTACAGTGACTATCACAGATGCTACTGCAAGATTTGTCGCGATATCAACTGCTAGCACAAACAGTGCATATGCAGTACCAAGCAACCTAGGTGCTGCTTGGGCAGGCGGCGGAGCTCTTCCATCGACTAGCACAGCAGGTCTAACCTATGGCGGTGGTATCTTAGTAACCTGTGGTGGAACAGCTCTAGCATCAACATCAAGCGATGGTGGTGCAACATGGGTATCACGTACACTACCAACACTAGGTGCAGGAACTTATGTTTCTGTACACTACGGTAATGCTATATTCTTAGCACTAGGATCACAAGGTCAGACAGCTACATCGAGCAATGGTGTAAGCTGGACAGCACAGGGAACTATTCCAGGTTCTATTACAAACTGGGCTTCAATGGCCTATGGTAATGGTAGATTTGTTGCTATCGCAGGCGGCCAAGGTGGCTCAGCAAACAGAAACGTTGCCTACACAATCGATAACGGTGTTACATGGTATCTAAGTCCAAACGGAATGCCAGCAAGCGCAGTATGGACAAGGATCCGTTATGGTGCAGGTCTATTCTTTGCCACAGCAGAAGGCACAAATCAGTGTGCTACAAGCCCAGACGGTATTACATGGACACTACGCACACTACCTAGCTCAAGCAACTGGGTATCTTGTGCATTTGGTAACACTAACAAGCGTCCATTATGGGCAGCTATTTCACGCACCAGCGGTACAGTAGCAGCCAGCATCCGTACAGGAGCTCAAGCAACTGGTCGTGTAAAAGTAGTATCAGGCGTAGTAACAGAAGTCCGTATGCTAGAACCAGGCTCTGGTTATCCATATGGAACTATCAGTGCTACCGCAGCAACTACTAATGTTATTACAGCAGACAACGTTGCTCTACTAGTTGACAGTCAACCAATCGAGTTTACTGGTGTAAGCACAGGCGGATTGACTGAAAACGTCACATACTATGTGATTGGTTCAACTATCTCTGGTAATACATTCAAGGTCAGTGCAACACAAGGTTCAGCAACACCTGTTACATTAACTGCTGCAACAGGATTAACAGGAACTTATCGTGCAGGCCCGATCTACACACTAACTGATCCTAACAAGGTCAAGACTGCGGCACTACGTATGCGTATGGCTGATGGATCTTTAGGCAATCCAAGCTTCACTAACAGAGGTACCAATAACACTACAGCTACAGCAGTGGCACTTGGTGATGGTTTCTCAGATCTATATCAACCAAGCACATTTATCAATGTCGCTGGCCTATATCAGATTCCAAAAGCCGGTGCAAACGTAGAGTTTGCAAATATTCCAAATACTTGGTACAAACTAGTTTCTGTAACCAACGTGCTAGGAATCGCAGGAAACTATACAGCTCAGTTACAGATCAACCCAAGTCTAACTGTGTACAATGCTCCTTCACAGGGAACATTGATTACTACAAGACTATTGTACTCACAGGTTCGTCTAACTGGTCATGACTTCCTGTACATTGGTACCGGTAACAAACAGAGAACAAACTACCCATATGTTGATACTACTTTAGCGGTACAGGCTAACCAAAGTAACAGCTCAGGTGGCGGTCGTGTGTTCTTCACAAGTACTGACCAAGACGGTAACTTTAACGTTGGTAACCTATTCGGAGTCCAACAGGCAACTGGTACTGCTACATTGAATGCTTCAGCGTTCAACCTAAGCGGTCTACAGAGCTTGCAGTTAGGTGCTGTTTCGATCGGTGTTGGTTCTGCAGTTATTACTCAGTTCTCAACAGACCCATACTTCACTGCTAATAGCGATAGTATTGTACCGACTCAACGTGCTATTAAGGCATATATCACTGCACAGATTGGTGGTGGTGCTAGCTCGTTGAACGTAAATACATTGACAGCAGGTGTTGTATACTTGGCTAACAATACGATAAGTACAACTACAGGAGTACAAATCAACGTTACAGCTAAGTTGAATTTCACAGGTGGCATTGACGGGGCACCCGTTGCACTTGGATTCTTTATGCAAAGATAATATTGGAGAAAATTAAATGGCAACAGGAAGATTAGGAAATACATCCCCAGGGGCTTCGACAAATACCACATTGTACACGGTTCCGACAGGATATTACACAGTAGCAAACGTTTCGTTTACTAACACGAATGCTACATCAGTTACAGTACGTCTAGCTATGGCTAGTACAACTAGCCCTACCAGCTCAGAATGGATCGAATGGGGAACCACAATCGTTCCAAACGGTGTTCTAGAACGTACTGGTCTAGTTCTACAACCAGGGTTAAACCTAGTAGGATGGTGTAGCAGCACTGGTGTAAACGTTACAGTCTACGGTATTGAAACATCTACAACTTAATGTGAGATAGAAAAATGGCAAGATATAATACAGTTTATAATACTACATCAGTATCGGGATCAACATCAATTTCGTCTCCCGTACAAGGTCTGACCACGACGATTACAGGAGCAGGTGGTGTTACCATTACTGTACCAAGTCCTGTATTATTTGCCGGCTATACTCAGACTTACTATAATGCTACTAGCGGTAGCATCACATTAAGCTCACCAAGCGGAATATTTACAGGTCCAGCATCTAGCGGTACAGCTAACCAAACAGTGCCAAGTCAAACTACGATGACGATCACAGCAGATGGTACTAACTATGTGTTGGCTAACATCGAAGGTGGTGTATTGGTTGCTACAACTGGTACTTTCAGCGATAACGTTAATATGAACGGTTCTTTTGTAAGAGCCAGCTCAGCGTTTTCTACAGTTGGTTCTAACCAGTACGACCTAACAACCGCAGGTTATGTAAAAGCTAGATACGGTAACGATTGGCAGGTTATTACAACAGGTTATACCGCTGTTGCAGGTGATCGTATCATGTGCAATACTTCCGGTGGTGGTTTTACTGTTACACTTCCATCAGCACCTAACAGAGGTGATTCTGTACATTTTATCGATTATTCAAGAACATTTAACACACAAAACTTAACTGTAAATAATAACGGTAACAGAATCATGGGTATTTTAGATACCATGACAGTTTCCACAGCAGGTGCAGCATTCCAGTTAGTTTATTCAGGAGCAAGTAACCCAGGATGGTTAATGGCTCAGGGTATTTAATAGAGGTCCGAAATGCCGTTTGATTATCAAACACTTAAAAACATTAGTTCCGCAGCAATCATTGACGGCAGTGTCGCGACCGCAGATATCGGTGATACGCAGATCACTGCTGATCGTATACAAACAGGTGCAGTTTCATCTAGTAAGTTTGCTGCCAACGCAGTCAACACAACGACTGGTGTAGTCACAGGAACTTTACCTGTGAACAGAGGCGGTCGTGGAAGAACTGACCTAGGTAGCGCATACCAGGCTGTCTATTCAGACGGCAGTCAGCAAGTCAACTCCGACCACGGTATCTATGGTATACAGGTTTTTACAGGTTCAGGAACATGGAACCGACCAACTAACGTCCGTTATATTCGAGTACAGTGCCAAGGCGGAGCAGGCGGTGGCTCGGGCCACGGAGAAGGTGGCGGCGCCGGAGGATACACAGAGCGTTTCTTAGATGTAACTGGCATTCCATCAGTATCTGTATATGTTGGTGGCGGTGGCGGTGGTACTTATTATTCTGGCGCAGGCGGAAATGGCGACTACGCAGGTTTTGGGCCATACTGCTCGGCAGGTGGCGGTCACGGAGCCAATAGACAGAATCAGCACAGTGGCGGCGTTAGTGGCACAGGATCGGGTGGAAGTTTAAACATTTACCAAGGTGGTGGCCTAAGCCATCACGCTTACTCGGCACAAAGTTGTGCTGATACTTATTTTGGAGGCGGTGCCCCAAGTAGTCACCCACAGGGCGGCCACTTTGCGCATGTCCACCAAGGTCACTCAGCACCAGGCACAGGCGGCGCAGGCGCACACTTCCACGGACATAGAGGTTCAGACGGAAGACCGGGATTGGTTTTAGTCACAATGTATTATTAATAAGAGAGTAGAAAATGCCATTTGATTATCAGACACTGAAAAATATTAGTAATGCAGCGTTTCAAAGCGGAGCTATTACTGGTAGCGATATCGGTGCTTCACAGATTACAACTTCAAAATATCAAACAGGATCATTAACAGCTAACGAACTAGGAACAAGCTCAGTAGATCTCGCCAGCGGCACAGTTACAGGTGTTACTCCCTATACTAGGGGCGGTACAGGTTTGAGTGGTGTCGGTGGCGCATATCAAATTCTTACAACCAACAGCAGCACAAACGCATTGACATGGGCAAACCATGGTATCTATAGAATGGTTGTATTCACTGGATCAGGAACATATACTCCAGCAGCTGGCGTAAGATATGTTTGGGTACAGGTTCAAGGAGCCGGCGGCGGCGCTGGTGGTCACGGTGAATCCGGTGCAGCAGGAGGATATGCTGAAAGAATTGTCAGCATGGTTGGAGTCCCTTCTGTCTCAGTTTATGTTGGCGGTGGTGGCGGTGGTACATATTACAACAATGCAGGCGGTAATGGAGACTACGCAGGTTTTGGTCCTTATGTATCGGCGAGCGGCGGCCACGGAGCATGCCGCCAAAATAACCATAATGGCGGTGTAAGCGGAGTAGGATCTGGCGGTAATTTTAACATCCATACAGGATCTGGTGGCGGCCACGAACAGCGTTCGTCGGGCATGGGAGGTTCAAGTTTCTGGGGAGGCCCAGCACCTGCAGGACACCCGCAAGGAGGACACTTTAGCCATATCCATCAAGGTCACGCAGCACCGGGCACAGGTGGCACAGCAGGATACTTTAGTGGACACAGAGGTTCAGATGGACGTCCCGGACTTGTAGTTATAACAGAGTTTTATTAATGGGAAGAGAAAATGCCATTTGATTATCAAACACTCAAACAGATTAACAGTTCTGCGATCATAGACGGAACGATCCAGACAGCTAGTATTGCGTCTAGGACCATTCCTACATCAGATCTTGCAGACTCAAATATCACTGCTTCTCAGCTAGCTAATAGCTCAGTAGACTTAGGCAGTGGTATAGTCACAGGAACAATGCCTGTGGGTAAAGGCGGTACAGCAATAACCAGCGTCGGCAGCGCAAATACAGTTTTAAGAACAAACTCAGCAGCAAACGGCTATGAATATGCTACAGTTGGCCCAAACAGTATTTCGGTATTTACATCAGGTGGTACATGGAACAGACCTGCTGGCGTAAGATACATTCGTATTAAATGCCAAGGCGCAGGTGGTGGCGGTGGCGGACATGGTGAGTCGGGTGCTGCGGGCGGTTATGCCGAACGTGTACTTGAAGTAGCAGTCAACAATATTAACTCCGTGTCAGTTTATGTCGGCGGCGGCGGCGGTGGCACATACTACAACAATGCAGGTGGTAATGGAGATTATGCTGGTTTTGGTCCTTATGTGTCGGCAGGCGGCGGGCACGGTGCTTGTCGTCAAAACAACCACAGCGGTGGTGTTAGTGGCAACGGATCAGGTGGAGACTTAAACATACACCAAGGTGGCGGTGGCGCACACCATCATAGTTTTGGTCCAGGCGGAACAAGTCACTTCGGTGGCCCTGCTCCTAGTGGACACCCACAAGGTGGGCATTTTAGTCACAATCACCAAACTCATGCAGCCCCAGGAACAGGCGGAACTGGTGGTTATTTCCACGGACACCGCGGTAGTGACGGTCGTCCAGGTATTGTTGTAGTTGAAGAATATAGATAATCAGGAGTATAAATAACACTATGAAGAAAGCACTTGTATCATATCAAGGATATGTCAGCAAAATCGTTGATCCGGGCGAGGAAGGTCCTTTATACGAAGGCCCAGACGCAACGATCATGTGGGTAGATGCTCCGGACAATATCCAAATGGACTGGACACTAGAATGGAGTCCTAGTCAACAAATCATGGTTTGGGTTGAAAGAGATGGCCCTCATACAGACAACGGCGTTGCACGTAGAGTAGCCTACGGCGAGATCGGCGCCCAGCTAGGTCTAATCTTTGATGCTATCAAAGAACACGGAGTTTTAGATACTAACAGCGATTGGTATAAACATCAGCTATTAGTTAAATCGTTGATTCCTAAGCCAGTGCCACAGCCAAGTTACGGAAGTCTTGAAGAAATGGCTGCTGCTATGCAAAACCAAGAACCATCACCAGATCTTCCTAGCACTGCTTGTACACCAGATATACAATCATGGAAGCGTTATCCCGGTTGGAAGGGCTATGAAGGCGAAAAAATGCCTATTCCAGCAGGCGCAAAAATGAATGACAATGGGTGGTTATATTCTGCAACTGGTGAGAAGCTGCACATTGCCAGTTATTATGGCATCGTCAGCGAAACCGCAGCTAACGGCACCATTACATGGTACGGACCAGACGAGAATCCACTACCAAAAGTCTAATATTAGACACGATTAAAAAGGGCGAATCGTACTCGCCCTTTTTCTATGATCACTTAAAACAATGACCATAAATAGTTGACGTTAAACAAAGGGTTTTCTCATGAATATTAAAAAAGTCGTTATAGTTGGTGGAGGTTCATCTGGGTGGATGACCGCTGCGGCATTATCTAAACTATGTCCACACCTAGATATCACATTAATAGAATCTGAAAAAGTAGGAACAGTCGGTGTAGGAGAAAGCACTTTAGGCCATATTAATAGATTTTTAAATATTCTAGAACTAAAAGACGAAGATTGGATGGCAGCTTGTAATGCTACCTATAAGAACTCTATTCGTTTTACTAACTTTAGAGAAAAAGATGGTTCGTATTTTGAATATCCCTTTAGTGCAGGACTAGATTTCACCGATAAACCTAGTGGGTCAAATGCATGGTCAGAACTAGCAACACTATATCCAGATGAATATGGTCCCGAACAGTTTGCTCAAATGTATGCGACTGGCAATACTTTCCTCGCCAAGTACAATCGTCAAACTAGAGACGAAGCTAGAGTTTTACGAAACTATGAGTTCAAGTGGGATACTGCTTATCATCTTGATGCACAGTTATTTGGTCAGTATCTAAAAGAAAAAATAGCATTGCCTAACGGTGTGAAGCATATGATCGGCGATGTACACTCCCACCAAAAAGATCATCTTGGCAATATCACACAGATCTTGTTGGCTGATTACACGACTACACTAACAGCTGACCTTTGGATTGATTGTACTGGTTTTAGAAGCATACTTCTAGAAAACTGGATGGGTTCTCAGTTTATTAGTTTTGAAAAATATCTAGCTAACGACAGAGCATGGGCATGTCGCATTCCTTATGAAGATAGAGAGCGAGAAATGCACAATGTCACAGACTGTCATGCTCTTGATAACGGATGGGTATGGAATATTCCGTTATGGAATCGTATAGGTACTGGATATGTTTTTAGTTCGAGATTTATTTCGGACGAAGATGCTAAAAGAGAGTTTCGCAGACACTTAGCTACTACAGGTTCTAAAGAACGTGCTGATCGAGCCGACATGTTCCTAGTTAATATTAAGCATGGATATAGACGCCGAGCATGGGTAGGTAATGTTGTGGGCGTTGGTCTTAGCTATGGATTTGTTGAACCATTAGAGTCAACAGGACTTTTGACTACACATGAAAACATCATTAAACTAATCGAAGCACTAAATCGAAGAGAAGGATATGTAACTAGATCCGAACGTGAAGGATTTAACTTTGCTGTACAACATGATGTTTTAAGATTCCGTGACTTTGTTTCACAACATTATGCTCTATCTAAGAGAACAGACACCCCATATTGGAGATGGTGTACACAGATAAACGAATATTGCCCAGAAGGAATGGGAGAGTTTATGTTACAGCAAGCCCAGTATCCAAATCTAATGGGCAATATTGCCATGGGCAATGCATATCCTAGCGACTATGTTGGTAATATGTTTATTGCTGCTGGCATGGGAGTCAAATCAACATCAACTAAAGAACTTGTTTATGTAACCGGCAGAGTAAACCAAGTATCTAAGATGGAAGAAATCGGATATACCAAGAGAAGGTACGAAGAATATAGAGATTTTGTCATTGATTATGTCAAGAAATGTCCAACGCACTATCAGTTCTTGTTACATGAAATCTATGGCGGAAAAGATGACTACGCTCTGTAAGAAACTGTTTGGCTGGTTAGGAAAAAATAAAAAAACAAAACCATACATAAGGTTTTATTCTTTAACTCCGGGTGTGGTAGATTTATTTCCTATAGTTAGATCATCTACAGTAGAAAGACCGTATAGAAGTTCTCAGACCTACGAAGGTGTTCCTCCTAGCAAAAACTGTCCTGCTATCAATAAAATAGTGGGTTCTGGATGGATCGTGCCTGCGCCTGCTGATTTTATCATAGATACTAATGGTGACGGAACAACGATCCAGTGGCTGGAACCTTATCGTTTTAAAAGATCTTCTGATATCAATGAATCTTCTTATGTAGTATTACACAGTTGGCATCAAACTGATCCGTTAGTCGATGATCCTGAAAAAACTGTCAGGACCGTAGTAAAGCTCGAAACACCTTGGCGTGTTGATATGAGCGATGATTATGTACTACTCCAACTTCCTGTTACCTATAACAAAGAAAGCCGTTTCACAGCAGCTATTGGTGTGCTAGATCCAGAGTACGGATACACAGTAAATGTGCAACTATTTTGGAATGTCAAAGAAGGACGCACACTAGTCAAGGCAGGAACACCGTTATGCCAACTAGTTCCAGTTCTTAAAGATGCGTTAAGTCCTGGTTTTTATGATGTCATTATAGATAATGCCACAGAACAAGACCAGCTCAAAGATAGAGAGTTTAACTATGCTGCTAGTTGTGTGATCTTAAATCACGATTCTCTAGGATCAAGATTGAGCAGATCGAAAAAAATACTTAATAAGTACAAAAAGTGAGGATACAAACATGGACTATAAAACGTCATTACAAGCAACACTAACCAATGTTCAAAAACAAATCGAGGACGGTAAAGCTGAACTCAAAAGATTAGAAGAAGAGTTTGCCAATGTCAAACTAAATCCCTATGGAATCACTTCTATCGATTTCGCAAAACGTCAAGAACTCAGCACAGATGTTCTAAAGATGGAAGGTGTAGTCATGGGACTTCGACTAGCTCTTGAAACCTATGACGGAGTAGAAGCAGGTGCAACTATCTAATAATGGGGCGATACATCTATTTCCACCCCTAATATACAAGTTTGAATACGAGTTCGATCAATCATATCTTAAACCTAAGATTGATGATTTATTTTCATTGGTGGAAATAAATTCTGATCTAGAAAAAGGCGCTGCGATATCAACAGTAAGTTTGGATCAGCGCCTTCAACCTCATACATGGCCTGAACTAGAACACTTCCAACACTGGTTGGGAGAAAAAATCGCTAACATCAGAGAAGAGCATCAGTTTTATAACGGCTATTCTGAAGTACAACGTAGCTGGTGCAATCGACATCTACGATCCGGATACACTCTAGAACACAATCATACGTTCGCCACTTGGGTAGCCAGTTGTTATTTTATGGCACCTGCTGGCTCAGGCAATATAGAATTTTTAGATCCTCTTGAATATCACAAGAGTAACTTTCCTGTTGTCCCTGAAGTATCATTCTACAAAGAAGTCCAAGTAGCTACAAATAATGTTTTAATCTTTCCAGGTTGGATTAAACATAGAGTTCAGCCGAATAACACCGATCAGGAGCGTGTAGTAATCACGTTTAACATAAAATGAAAGATTTTAAAATCTGTTATCCTGATGCCAACACATTTAAAGACATCATCAAACTTAAAAAAATAGATGACTGGAATGTGGAATACCATCATCTTTCTGATGATATTGGCTATTGGACGGCAGATCATCCTTTTGAAACTGACGAACAGTTTTATCTTTTTAGAGATCTCATAGGAATGTTTCCTATACAGAAAGATAATAATCATCCAAAAAACTTTGATCCAAATCCTTTTGATACCATACATCTACCTGAATGGGTGTATTTAGATCTTTGTTTCTTAATAAGAGATTTTTATAAAATACACGGAACAGACGAGTGGCAAGATCCTCAGATACACGAATGGGGCAATATATTTCTAAGAGAACGCACCAGACCAATAAGCTGCTGGAGACTACCTCACATTGATTATGTGTTTGGGATGGTCTCTAACTTATGGTTCACTGATCACAAAATAGAAGATAGCTGTACACGACTGTATAAGTATCATGGTAAGATCTACAACGATGTCTATGACTTTCAGTTAGACTTAGAGCATCCTATGAGAAAAGAATGGGAAGCACTATCACTTGAACCAAAACGTCTCGATAGTTGGATGAACGTTCCTGAAGAAGAGCTGAAGAGATGGGGGTTTGAACTAGTAGGAATGGCCCCAACAAGAGAAAAAACTATGACTTTGTACAAAGCTAATATATGTCACAGTGCTTGGGTGGGAGAAAATGTAGATTTTAGATGGAGTCATGCTTTTGCTTTTAGTCACGAACTACTACAACATAAGACGCTTAAGGATCTGTTTTCATGAATCTAGAACTTTACTTTCCTACGCCCGTTTGGTGGGAGGACACCACCATCGATCCTGCACCAATGCTAGAGCTGTTAACAGAACTCAAAGAAAAAGATCCATACGGTCGCAGACTCAGCAACGAAGGAGGCTGGCAGAGTATGGATTTTAGACCCGGACTTTACCCTCAAATGAAGGCACTTGAAGATAGATTAATG